ATAGGTTTGCAAAATCTCAAGTTTTGAGGAATTTGCAAATTTAAGAGAGACTTTGGTAGATCGGATCATGATATAAATAGTATAAAACACTAGAAATCCTTATGATTTCGAGATATGTTTACAATACTGTTCCTTCGCTTCTTCAAATTGATCCCCGGTCAAACCCTTAAAAATGCCAGTGTCAATCTGAAGATGTTCAAAATATGGTTCAATTCCAATTCCATCAACAAACTGATAGTTTTTTCCGTGCCAATAACTATCGATAGTACCGTCCAATTTGACAAGAATTGCAATCTTGCTGAGTTTTTTTGTCAGAAGTTTTGTGTGTTCTTCATCATTTTCTTCTTCATAGACTTCAAGCAGTTCTGTCAAAAGTTCTGAACTAGTCACTATGATCATGTAGATATTTAGAAGATCGACGGCTCTATATTTGTTGAAATATTGATTTTCTTCTCCGGAAATACACCAAGACGTACCCTTACCATAGAAAACACTGGCATCTCTGGTTTCAGGTCTGACAATATAATAGGAGTCTGTTGAGAGAACCAATTCGGCATCATCTCTAATGTCAGCATCCTTCTTCGCATATTTTCGAATGATTCTTTTCTGTTTGTGTCTCTTGGCTTCCAAAACAACCTTTTCAATTTCGGCAGTATTTGAGTAAGAATTGATGTCTGCCTGTTCTCCGATAATGATTTTATCTTCTGTAAATTTATAGAAATCTCTGAACAATTTCAATTGGTAATCATACATTCCGGAAACCGAAAAGGTGTACATTTTTTTTCGAAGCAACTCCAGGAAGTTTACAGGTTTAAATTCCATTTCCTTCCGGGAACCTATTTCAACGTTCACCAAGGTTATGTAATACTTTACAATCCAATCAAGATATTTCTTTTTGGGAGTTGGGTCTAGGTCAACAATATCCTCCCAAAATAAAGAGGTATCTCTCACGTTGGACGTTGTTTTCAATTCTTGAATATCGACATTTGCTGCTTTTGCTAGCGTTTGTGCTGCCGAGTTGATTCCCTCCAATAGCAATTCTTTTTTATTCACTGTCAAAAACTCCTTCACGGGAATAAACGCAATTCGCAACAATCTCCACCTTGCTCTTGTTTTGTCCGAATAATTCTCTAGGTTCGTCCAGAGAGACAATCTCAAAAAAATCTTCGCCGTACTGAATATAGTCACCGGCACGAACATACAAATCTTGATCTTCGGTCAATCTTCTCTTATGGAAATGAACCTTGAGTTTTGTTCTTCTTTCCAGGAACGGTTTGTTCTGTGTCTCATAGCCTTCCCATTCAATCAAAACATAAACCCGAATAGAGGGAAAGTAATTCTTCTGAACGGCTTCCCCATAGACGGGATGATAATTGGTGGATTCGACATCAATCGGATAATATAGAACCTGTTGACCAATGATTTTCTCGATCAATTCATCATTGATTTGCTTGACAAGATCCTTCTCCTTCTGCCCTAAGAAAAGGGGAGGGGGAGGTTGAATCTGTTGAATGAGTTTATTTTCTTCTGCCATTAAGATTTATCCTACATAGATAACCATTGGAATCTTTTCCTGAATCTTCGAGACATTTTCAACAATCTCAGCATCCTGTACTGCCAATTTTGCATAGGTCATTTCGTCAAGGATCTTCAGAAGTTCTTCCCTAAGTTGCTGTCTCTCTTCTTTTCCTTGACCGATCAAATCCTCGCCGTTTAACGTGATATCATTTCCCGGAATTGGAATTGATTTGATCTTGCTTCTAACCTGTCCTAACATTTCCTTACAGATCGCCAGGGCATATCTTCGAATCCATTGCTTTCCCATTGAGTTAATGCTGGAATAGGGAAGATTGTCAAAAGGAAGAGTATTGGCGCTATTGACACCGTTCAAGGAATCAGAAGTACCATCTCCGCCGATTGCCCAGGCATCATCCTCAACGGTGAAATGCACCCATAATTTTCGAATTCCACCGCGAGGAATGGGGAATATTCTCAATTGATTGTTGTGAATCTCATATGACATATGGGATAACCGCATGTTGATGCTTTCCTCATATGCCATTGCCTGAAGTTTATTGTGCCAGGGAGGAATTACCTCAAATGTCGAATCGTCGGCAAACATTCCATAGGTTGACAGATTTCCGACAACGTTGTAACCGCCATAATATCCATAGAATCTCCAAGCAGATCGAGGGGTCCGATAAAAGACCTTTCGAATGTCAACCCTTTTTGTGCCAACAATGCTCGAAAATTCTGGATTCGAGGAAATCAATTCCTGAAGATCGTAATTCTGTTGCTTGTCCACCAAATCAATGCTGGCAGAATAGAAGTTCTGATATCCGCCAACTCCCGCAGCATCAGAGAAACCTCCCCCTACAGTCTTGGCATATGCCAGTTTAAACCGGGGATATTTGAGATTCAATCCGGAAGGACCAGAAACGATATTTCCGTTATGATCAAAGGATGCGGTTGTTGAACCAAGAAAAGAAGAAAGAACAGACTTTCCATGAATCAGGTTGGTAATGTATCCATACTCTAATACTGCCTCTTCATATGCAGCATATACTTGAGATTCCTGAATTTCCAGATCGAGTATGTTTCCTCCCAATCTCTGATAAACGAATGCAACTTGATCAACCGCACCAGAAATGAACTCCAGAGAGCCGGAATAGACCCCTAAAGGCAGGGAAGGAGCAACGTTGCTATAGGTTCCATTCGCAGGTAGCCTAATCGCGCTAACGGCGCTAACAGGGCTTAAATTGGGATATGCCATTTTTAAGGTTTCCTTGTTGTTTGATGATTGTTAAAAATCCTCTGTTGTAATTAGATGTCTGATTTGTTTAGGGGGTTGTTTGGGTTGAATTAATTGAGAGAAAGGTTGAATTGCTGACAGAGAGAAGAAGGAAGAATTAAATCGATTTCCTTTTTCTTCCGAAGTTTTTCCTGAAGGGATTCTCGGATGTCGTCATAGATGATTCCGAATTTAATCAGGTCTTCGCGAAATCTTTGAATTCCTAGTTCGCAAAAATCACAAGGCATTATTACGCTTTCATCAACAAAACCATGAGGAAAATATTGCTTGAATTTGACGTCAATTCCAAACAGAAGATTGATTATCTCCGGAGTCATTTGCACAAAGTAAGGAATTCTGATAGTCTTAATTCCTTCCTCTTCAAATATCTTGTCTTTCTTTCTGTCCCTCACAATCGTTTGTGCTGAAGTATAATGAAGAGGTCCATCAAATTCGACAATTATTTGCAGTTCTTTGCAGTAATAATCAGGTCTGGATCTTTTGTTTTGACTGCCAGGAACGGCGTTGTTGTGAATAAAGAGATTTTCTGGATATATCTTTTTAAGGTGCCCTTGGAGTTTTCCTTCAGATAGATATTTTTTTGTAGCCATAATTTTCCTTAACTTTCGACTGTTGCTCTTTTTGAAGTTTCTTTTTTTGAATGAAGTTTGGATCTACAATCTGGACATCCTACTCCCCTTTCGTATGAATCCAAAGAAAGAAGGAATTGTTTTTGGCAAGACGTGCATCGAAACTCCAGAGTCTTCGCTATTCTTTTCTCATAGTTTTTATAAGTTCCCAGGAATTGCAGATCCTCGCGAGAAAGCCTTTCTGTGAACTTTTCTTCACTTAAAATCGGAACATTTCGCGAATGTATATAATGCTTCCCGTAAAAGGGATTGTTCTCTCCGCTAATCTTTTCTGCCTGTCTTGCGATTCCTTCATGATCGTTCTTTGTCAAGCCTTTTTTCCAACCTGGATTAAACTTCCCATCTTCTATGTTTTTCTTAGAGGCTTTGGCTCTTGCTTCTTTTGAGTGTTCTGAACAGAATTCATTGTATTCCTGCTTGTAGTAATTGAAATTTGTTCTTTTGCCGCAAATTGGGCAAAACTTGATTTCTTTTCCGGGTTTGTCGGATATTAATGCCATAACTTCTCCTTGCTATATAACTAGTATATCAGTTTGGAAAGGTTATGTTAAGTTGATAAAAAAAACCCGGCTTGCGCCGGGTTTTTCTCGTCAGAGCGGACTTTGACTATTGGGTTCTAGGTACCAAATCTGTAATGATTACCAAACCATACATGTCGCTGCGTACCATTTTATGTCCGTATCTGGTCCATACGGCTTTGGTTGGAGTGAACTGCTCAGGCTCAAAGATCGTGGGGGTGATTTGCAGCGGAACATAAGGTGCATACACATATCCACTCTCAAGGAATCCAGAACCTTTACGTCCGATCAATACCAAGTTCCTTGGGAATTGAGGATCGACGTAAACATCCCATTTCTTGTTCACAGAACCAACGCTCAGAACGTTTACCGTACCTTTGGGTTCGTCAGCCGTGGTATTGGCACGGAAGCCAGCGGTAAACTCAAGGATGTTGGAAGTCTCAGGACCACAAACCAGGAAGGTTGCGCCGCCACGAAGGACTTTGCGGTGGATCTGAGCCGAAACATCATTGATTCGTTCAATCAGGGTTTCATACCACTGAGAAACGTTACCGGTGAAATCCGGATAAGAATTCAGGGTAGTAGGATCTGTATCAAGGGGAGCGCCGGTTTCGGGGTTAACGAATTTACCGGGCATCCTTGACCAATATTGAACAGAAGCCGTTGCACCGCGAATCAGGTTGACGAGGATTTCCCGGTCAATCTCTTGGGCGATGGTTTCGGATAGAACGTTGGTTAGTTCTACTTCAGCATCAATATTGTGATAGGCATCCAGGTCTTGTGACAGTTCAGGAGTCCACTTGACCCGCAGTTTCTTGGTTACGGCAGTGATTGACACCGAATCAATTTTGATGTTGATTTCGGGGAATTCTTGCCGATCACCGGTCAGGGCTTCGAAGTACCACTCATCAGCACCCTTCATGGTACCTAGAGCGCCGCCGTTCACAAACTGGTCAGCATGGGGATACACGAATGCAACTCCAGTAGAACCAGTGACTTGCGCAAGGCTTACACCGTTAGGAACCTTAAGGACCATTGAGAAGACACCAGAAGTTCCGGATTTGGCGAAAGTCGTTAGCCGTCTAACGGTCTGAGCGCCTGACAGTTCAGAACCGGTCAGTTCCATTGCAACCAGATTCTTAAGGTTCATCTTGGTTAGATTTGCAGCAGAGATTTGCGCACGGAAACCAACATAGGAATCAGTCGCATCTTGGAGACAATCTGGATCAAATTGAACATATTTTTGATCGGTCTGAGAAATGCTGGTTCCGACAGAAGCCGTGAACAGACCGGCATACATATGACCATCAGCGGCAGAAGCCGAATAGGGCATAGTAAACGAAGCCGTGGGGCTTGAATAACCGTTGTTCAGGTTGTAGAAACCTTTTTCATTGTTCAGATTGGTAAGATCGATACCTTCAGCGATTTCCTTTGCCAGTCGTCCACCACCAAAGATCGATTCGCCTTCAACAGCGCCGGTACTGGTTTTGGTATTACCGTATTTGAAATCCAGGAAGAAGATCAAACCGTTGGGTAGGTTCATTGTTTGAACGGAAACCAACTTCTCTGCAATCAGTTCTCCGAAGACCCGGCGAACCAGGGGGAATGCTACAGCAGCGAAACCCTCGACATCGCCAGATTGCATTGAATTTGCTTCGCGAAGAAGTTCTTTTGCTTGGTTTTCCAGCAACAGGGACATATTTGATTGTCCCCGGTCGCCTAGACCTTCAAGCAGACCGGTTTTCTGCCACTTAGACATAAGGGCAGCACCTTCCCGACGTGCAGAACGGAAGGAAGTTCCAGCAGTTAGTCTTGATAATAGTGTACTCATTTTTTTGTTCTCTCCTATTTTTTTTCTTTTCTACCTTTGTCTTCCAAAGGCAAGTTCTCTCATCCGGCTGTAAGTTGAATCAATTTCTTCATCTTTGCCGGGACTCACGACAAAAGTTCGATTTGCCATGCCTCTTGCTTCCTGCAACCTTTCCTTTCCTTCCTTTTGAGAAGTTCTTGAAGAATCTTGCATAGCCTTCGTCATTTCAAATGCGGCTTTCGCCTGCTCCAGAGATACTGTTTTTTCAATCGACTCGGCAAGAATCACTTTTTGCCGCTCATTCAAGGAGGGATTTTTCAGTACCCGATTAACATAAAGCAGTTTTCCACTTGCAAGATTCGCCTTTTCAAGTTTCTCTGCCAATGTTCTAGTATTAAATAGTAAGCGTTTGTTTTCGCTTACCTTTTTTTCAAAATTTTCTTTAAGAGTTTCAATCTCTTTTTGAAGATCATGTCTAAGTGTGTTGAATTCCTCATCTTTTGAGGCTAAAAGTTCCTTCATAGAATCTTCAGTTACAGATTTTTCGGTTCTATCCGCACCAACAACCCTGCCAGAAGGAGCAATTTCATAATCCACATTGAGGTCTTTCAATTCCTCTTCAATGCAGGTACGAATTAAGGATTCATCAATCTCTTCGATTTCATCATCATCTGAATAAAGCGTTCGCCAATCTGAATCTTCTGAAGGATCTTTGTATTCTTCCAGTCTTTCAAACGGTTCAACTTCATCTCTTTGAAGACTGTGAGGATTTAGTCTTTCTTTTTCTCCCGGAACTTCAGCAGAAGAAGAAGGTGTGGAAGTCTGAGGATTAGGACAACTTGAACCTAAATTCTGATATTCCTCTTCCCAACCATCTTGACGAAGATTGACAAATTCGCGAATTATTTTTTCTCTTTTTGCGCCAGGAACCGCAGCAGGACAACCCTCAACAATACCAGAAGCCATAGAGGATCCATCTTCCGATATCAGGCTTTCATCACGGTCAAGAAGATCATCTTCAATTGATTCTTCCGGAGGAATATCCAATTCATCAGAAAGAGAAAGTTCAGCATCAATAGCATCTTTCAATGTATCAAAATCAAGAACAATATCTTCATCTTCTTCTGCGTGTGGATCTAACAGGGTATCTTCCTGCATATCATTCATTGGATCGGGACGAATATCTGGTTCTGAATAATGTTCTTCTTCGTTTTCAATTATTCCGGAAGGATTTGGATAGCCTTCCAGAATCGTTTTAACAGCACTCTTAATATCAGCAGCATACTCTTCAAGAATCAGATTTCTTGCGTTTTCCAACGCAGCATTCCGAAGTTTCTCTGCATCGATAATTGCTTCTTCTAATAGTTTGGACATCTATAATCTCCCAATTTCCTTTATAACTAGTAGGCAACCAACGAAAATTAATCTTTGTCAAGAAAACTGGTAATAAAAACACCGGGAACAGATTCTTTTTCTCCGGTCTTTTCGCTCTCAACAATGGCTTTCCAGGATGTTCGTGTTGCCGTCCAATCTTCAAAAACCACAGAAGCCTTAACCACTTCAAGAATTCTTCCGTTCTGGCGGTTTTCTCGATTAGCATCCATGTATTCGATTCTCTTGCCTTCAATCGTCTTCTTGAGAAAGTCCAAGATTATCTGTGCATATTCCTTTGCCAAATTATCTTTAGCCTCACGAAGTTTTTGATTAATCTCAGTTGTAAAGTGATTTGTTAGTTTGTTTGCGACATAACCCTTAAGCGGGGTTTCTTTGAGAAGTTCCCGCCTGACTAACTGTTGAATTCGCTCTTTCTTCATGAGTTATTCCGTAATGCCAGAGCCGGTCAAAACATATTCTTCTCGAATATTTGTGAGTTCAGCATACAGAGAAAAAGCAGCACGGGATTCATCTGTTTCAACTTCCTCCCCTACCGAAAGATAGATTCTTCTTGTCTTACAATTAATTCTTAGGGTATTCGAACCTCCAATAGCACCAACATATCCAATAATCTCTTCGTTGGATTCTGCCTCGGTATCATATTCATTATCAAAGATTGCGACGGGATTTCCATTGAGCAAAATATAGTGATAATTATCCATGACCTTTGGATCTTCCCTACTTGCAAAATGAACAGCCAAAGGAATTGTTCCCGTATTAATCACATAGATAGACTTCGTGATCATCGGAAATTCAACAATGGCTCCATCCTCGGTCATAGAACTTGAAGGTACCTGTCCACCTGTCAAAAAAGGTCTACCTGAAACCATATATGAAGCCGCATTTCCTATTCCGGCTTGAGGGGCATAAATACTCGACATAAAAATATCTCCATTTCTTAACTAAGTAGATTCTTTTTCGAAACTTATCTTATTTCACTGTTTGGGATTTTGATTTTTTTGTGCGCGAAGTTTTCTTTGAAGATTCTCTTTGTGCTTCTTCTCTGAAGGTTTTTCGTAGAACTTTCGCTCTCTAGCCTCTTCTAAAATTCCCGACTCTCTAACGGCTCTCTTGAATCTTCTCAGAAGCGAATCAATCTCTTCATCTCTCTTGGCGAACACTTGCGCTTGTACCGGCTGACTTTTCATAAAACTCTCTGTTAATTCTTTTTCGATCTTGCTTTGATTACGTTCACCAACTGGTCCAGATCAATACCTGGATCGTTTGGATGAAAATCGCGCAAAGGGGTTAACGAACCTGCAAGTTTAGGATCTATCTTTCCCTCTGAATCAAGCAGTTGCTCAATTGGCGGGGGAGGTTCCCATTCCGCGTTTGATGCTGCTCCTTGCTGAACCTCTCTCTCTTGGGTTTCCTTCATGAGTTCCCGAAGTTCAGGATTCATTTTGCGAAACTTCTGTTCAACATCAACATAGGGATTCTCTTCTTCCTGATTCAATCCCATCAAACTTTTTGCAGATTCAATCATCTCTTTGGTAGAGGCTGGATTCTTTCTGGCAACAGCAAATGGTTGAGAAGAAGTTTCGGTAATGACCGTTCTTCCACTTGCCGAATTCATGAACTTGAGGGTTTCTGTCAGAAGTTTCATCTGTTGACTTGTTACGGCTTCTGAAACCTCCGTAATCAGTGTCTTGAGGGAACCATTGGATCTTGTCAGTTCTTCTTTGATACAAGCCCTAACCAACGGTTTCAGTATCTCTAGTAACTCTTTTTTGTTCATAACTAACCTAATTCAAAATGTCGTTCATCAACCGGAATAACCGATCTTGTTTCGAGAATATTCTTTGTGTCAGAAGTTCTCTGGATTCTTTCAGAACTCCAGGATTCATGAATGCGCCAACAACAGAAGGTTCCTGAACGATGTCAAAACAAATGATAGAAAGGGGAGACTGGACAATCTTTCCATAGACTCCGTTTTTATATCCTTCCTTGACAACGCCCAAGGAGCGAGAAGAAGTACCAATCTTCACGCCATCATTAATCAAACTTCTTAGAGTTTGACCACGAGGGGTTGACAGGACTTTCATTGTACCCATTAATTTCTTATCGTCCCACCAGATTCTTGTGACCAAATGCGAAACCTTATCTAAGGATATCTCCGGGGAATCTTCATGATCTAAGGTTCCAACAGCGCGACTCTCTCTTACTAATTTTTCGTAGTTCTCTGATTCCTCAAGAAGAACATCATACGGATAGATTCTTTCATTCTGATTCTTTATGTCTGCCTCTTGAAGAATTCCTGTCAGATACAGGGCGTTGTTTTCCTTAACATCTCTTTTCTGTTCCTCTGTCAGAAGATCGCGACAAACTCCACCATCACATAATTCTCGCCACTCTCGCAGTAGAAATAAATCTGACACAGTTAAGCCCCTTTACAGCAATGGGTTGGAGGTCTTAGCATCCACTTTCGAATAGAAACGATTCCAATACCTCTTCCAAAATAAACTTTCATGATTCTTCTTTCTTTAAATCCCAATCTGAGATTTCAAACTTGTCCGACCTAAATGCTCCGCGATCAATCAAATGAGAAAAGAGATAGGAAAATTCTTCCTCTGCCTCTTCCGCGCTTGTTTCATCGGGAACATGGGTCAACACCAACTGAAGGTTGAATCGGATTGATTTCTCAAATCCAACACTCTCAACCTCTTCCTTAATGATTTTTCTTATCTGTCCTTTTTTCATTGTTTCCCCAACAGTTGCTTAAACTTCGAAAAGCACCACTTAGCGCCTTCATAGGCGAAAGGTCCAGAAACCAGACCGATAGATAAACCAATCAAAAAACCTGTCATTTTTCTCTCCTGATTTTAATCTGCAAACCATCATCATTAAATAGGTTGCACAAAATATACGATGTACCAGAACTGATAGAACCGGACATAAATTGAGTAACCCCGTCAATGGGGAAACTAAAGAACAAATTCGGGAAAAATGAAAGAAGGACTCCTACCCAAAATCCTATGCACATAGGGCAACTGAAAAAATGATGTTTTGGGCGTATTCGGTTAAAGATGCTTCCGTATGCCAGAATATTTGTCATTCCAAAACAAATCAGAACAAAGAAGAAGACTTGGATTAACAGGTGCATGTTATTTCAACCTCTTCCCATGTATTGAATATTTCCTTCTTCTATCAATTTTTTCCGGAATATTCTCACAAAGATATTTCCAGGTCTTAAAGTTAATTATTCCGGTAATAACACTTCTTTCTGTTTTGTACATTTCGGCAATCTTTTTCTGTGTATAATCACCAGTTTCGTACAATTGTCGAATTTCAATAACCTGCGCTTCTGAGAATCTGGACATTCCGTTTCTCTCGCCTCTGGATGCCTTGGACATTCTTTCTTTTTCTTCCGGCTTTGAGCATCGATCTTTGTTGAAGATAGACAGTTTGTTCTTTGTTTCTTCGCTCATTCGCCATTGTCGATCTGTATCAACATAATCGGCGTTATAACCAAACTCCCTGTCTCCAGATTTAAACTTCTGAAGGTATTCTTTTTCCTTTTCATAGATCGAATTTGGATCATTGACCTTCTCAAGAATTCCAAATTCGAAATTTTTATGTCCATATTTTTTCCAGGCAGATTGAAGATGGGGATTTTTATGGTTGCCTCTCTCAAGATAGGCAAAATGATCGTTGAAACGCCTAAGAAATTTTACTGTACTTCCAACATAGTATTTTCCGGAGACTTTGTTCCGAATGAAGTAGATGCCACTTTCAGACAGACTTTGAGTGTCTTCGAGATTTGAGAGGATTATGTTTTTGTTGAGATTCTTAAACATATAATATTACTCAAAAAATGAATATGTATTTTTAATGTAGGGTGGTCTTAGGGTTCCCGCTGATCTTTTTTGAGGAACCTCACCCAACTCGGTACTCTCATCACCATCAGGATTCAGAAGACTCTGTTCATATTCTTCTTCATATTTTTCCATTGCTTCATAGTAAGGAAGAATTTGATCAATATGTTTCTTGATCGCCAAAAGAACCTCGTTCAAAACATCCCGATTATCAGAAGCCGTCAGAAAATCCGCTTCCATCGCATTAAAGACATTTCCGGCACGAACAGAATCATAGTTGATAATTCCTGCCTTCATTAGACAGCCGTAAAGCCTCTCCTGAGATTCGTAAACATGATCCCCTAGCATATCTTTTGCAAAGGCTGTGATTTTGTTCTTCGGAGGATCAATCACAATATCCAACACCGGATGTTCAAGGACAATAATTTTCCCGTCCAAAGCCTTCTTAAAGTACAGGCTTCTTTTGGGATCTTTCTCTCCGACCTTGACAGTTATTTCAGCCATATTTATGTTTCTCTAACTAGTTGTTGAATCTTCATGATCTTTGTGATATCATTAATGGTTAACTCTTGTTTCTGAAAATCTTCCAGAAGAGTTTGAATCTTCTTTGCTCTGTCCTGAAGATCGGCATCCTTTTTTACTGTTTCTTCCTTGAGAAGATTTGCGCAACCTTCCTTTAGTCTGCCAATCTCTTCGTTCAGAAATTGTTTTAGTTCAATAAATCCACCCTCATCAAAGGAAAGAATGAATTTTTCCAGAAGGGCTTTCTGTTCGGTTAGAAGATTATCCCTGTATGCAACGTTAAATTTTTCCAGGAATAACTTCAATGTCAGATTGCTGATTGGTTCTAGTTTTTCTTCATCGCGATCTTTCAAAAGGCGAGAAGAAACAACATCCTCCAGAAGAATTCTTTGCTCTGGAGTTCCCAATTTATGAAACAATTGATAGAGGGTTGCGAGGTTCTTGTAATTCGGGACAAAGACAGAATCGATATTAACCGAATTATTCTTGATTTCCTTCAGAAGATCGGTCTGTTGTTCGAATATTTGTTTGGCGGAAAGAAAGGAATATTCTTCCAATGCTTTCTCTACCAATCGAATTGCCATGGTTCTATCTGAAGCCTTCTGTTCCGACAGAAAGTTGTACAGCCTTAATTCTTTTCCAAGCACAGAAGAAGGAGAAAAATGCTCGCGAAGAATATTTGAAATGCTTTGTGCCTGTTCTGTTTTCTTCTGAATTCTGGCTAATGCAATGGATCGAATCAAAGCCTCAAATAGAAATGCGGTATTCCGCCTCTTGTTATGCTTGAATCGAATCTTGTTTTTTTCTGTTTGTTGCATCAATTTTGCTCTTTCGACTCCAAGGAATTCTCTAATCTTTCCAACAGGGTTTTCAATCCATAATTAGTCTTGAAAATTTCTTTTTCCAGGTCTTCTTCTTTCTTGCTTTCCGCGATTCCATATGCTAGGCTCTGCAATTCCGCAAGACCCTTGAAGACATTTCGCTTTGTATTTCGGGTTAACTCTTTCGAGTATTTGCCTTGTTCGTGCCTCTTCCTTGCCCCGTGAGGGCGTTTATCATTCGTGACGCCCGTATATTCCTTTCCCTTTGAACCAGGGGTTAAATGGGGCTTTCCAGGCTTAGGTTCGTCATATAAATCTTCGGACTCTTTCTTTCCTGGAGGAAGTTCAGGTTCGGTTTCCATGTCTGGTGCCGCTAGAAGGGTATCCTCTTCTGGTGCTTCTTCTGGTTCTTCCCCTATATCTTCCTGGAATTCATCAAACTCATCATCAACCGAGGTTCCTGCGGGTTCCTCTCCACCAAAGGAGAAACCACCGCCCATACCACCACCTTCAGATTCTCCGGCAGATTCCATGGCAGCATCCATCTTGGCATCGTAGAATCTCTCTCTTTGAATTCTTAGCCATTCCTCTTCGGTTAGACCCAAGATATTTGAAGAAATCCAACGAGTGCTGAAAAATTCCTTTGCCGAACTTGCAACATCTAGTTTTGTATTCCAGAAATCAAGTTCTTGCATTTCAGCAATCTTTGAGGGATTGTTCAGGGACAATTCGAATTTCAGAAGATCCTCTCCCCGGAAACCTAACGTAAACAAATGGACCACAGCAAGTTTGGTTAATTCAGCAACCACAGACCTTTGCAGTCTTTGAATGGTTCTGGCAAATCGGATATCCTTTTGTGCCAGTGTCGTTTTGTCTTCCATTCCTTCTGATTGCACAAGATAAGAAGCAGGAACCTTCAATGCTGAGAATAATTGATCCCTGAAGATTTTCAGATCGTCAACATCTCCGGTATAGGAACCTCCCGGAAGACTTTCAATTTTTGTGCCAGAATTTGCGCCTCTAATCGGCAAGTAGAAATCTGTCTCAGTCGAATTTTTAATGATTACGCCATCTTGCAGGATTTCATAACCCCCCCCAACTAAGTCCCTTTTCGAACAAACCGCAAAATTATGACGATCTTGCTCTCCCCTTGGACCCTCAATTGTCATACAATAAACATCGTGACCTTCGGGAAATTCAACAACCTCAATTCTAGAAACCTTTTTTTCTTTTTCGCCCAAAGGAAACGGCATCAAAGAATCATCAACCTTTAATTCATCTGCCCTTTTCTGTGTTCCGTCCCTCAAAATAAAAGGATGCTCAGGTGCCGTCAAAATATGGCTATTATCATCCAACCAAACCTTAATTAATTTGTTTGCCGTATAGTTTTTTCCGCACCAAACAACTTTACCGGGAACAAGCCGATTAGTTCCATCTTCTACTGAATATGTCCACAGATCCTTTTTCTCTTCAAATTCTCTTGCAACCTGTTCAATGGTCAACGTTCTGCCGTCTAGCAAAGGAACCGGGCTATCCTTGGAGATGGGCATAACCCTATGACGCATATCCACATTCCCGGTATTCTCATCAACAATTGAATGTCTCTTGTGACTGGTAATTACCTTCTGAATATATTCTTCAACGTCCTTTGGTTCAATTCCACCAACATCAATGTAGAAAACCCTACGCTCAGGGGAATTATGAACTACGCAACCATTTGCAATGAAGTTGTGGCAGTCATTGTCAACACGAATATCAAAAACATCCGAGTATTCATCCGTCGCTGAACAACTTAGAATATCTTCGAATAAAGGAGAATCTTGTTCTGGCAAAACAAACTGATGCACTTGCGGAATAATATCTGCAACATTAACATATTCAATTAATTCCGTTTTCTTATTCCGGACCAAAATAGGATGGTTTTCGTTGGCTTTGATTTCCCTGTGCTTCGAAGAAATTGACCAAATCTGTTGTTCCCCGTTATTAATCCAATCAGTAACGTTTGACAGCACAACTTGATTATCTTTGTCATAGGAGAAAATCTTATCTCCCTTGCGAACATCTTTGATCTTCTTGTATCCTTCGGGGGTCCAAATATCAGAATCCCCATGCAGACACCTTACAATTCGATACGAAATAATAGCATCCTGCAACAGAATATACTGACGGAATACCCTTCTCGCACCATCCAGGATCGATGTCCCATAAGGTGCATACTTGTCAATTCCTAGAATTCTGAAATGTGCCATCTGCCAATTCTCAAAGGTTAAACCTCCGGAGTTCCACTGAAATTGAACATAGGTCGGATTTGTTTTATCTGTTCCTTCCATTCTTTCAATTTCACGGACAGGAAGACCAATTCCTCCCTTTACTCCAAGTTTGGGATCAATATCAAGGTACAGGAAGAAATCTCCATATTTGACCGTTGATCTAACCCAACTGAAAAGGTTCTGTTCAATATTCAGAACATCATAGAAGAGAGTTCGCAGAATGCTTTTGATTTCCGAATTTGGGCAATTAATCTTCAGAAGCGGTTGCAGAGAATTACTATAGGTAATCTCATCAACATAAATGTCAAGGCTTGAATGAATCTCCGGAACAAACTCCATGGAATCATAATCTGTGTATCTTTGCAAACGGTTTTGATTCATCAGGGTATGAAGCCTTAACGAATCAACAACATCCCCATAAAATTCTTTTCGAAACGATGCTCCGGAAGCAGAGGTAAACTTGTATTTGTTGAGTTCAATTCTTTTGAGTTGAGAAGGACTCTGTTGCTTATACTTTGCGATTGGACCGGAAAGTAACGTGGTTAACTTTCGATATAGTTCAGAATTCGGATTGTAAGGATTCCGTGGTTCAGACATTGATTATTTCTTTCTTTTATCCCTCGAACACCCAAGCAAAATTCTTGTAGTGATCTTCTCGATCTGAGAGAGAACGAATTACCGAATCTCTCTTCACATTATAACCCACTTGACCAGGAACTTTAACCTCCGAGGTCTTGTTGAGAATAACAATTGAATCAATCAATGCCTTCTTCATCAAAGAATCTCTCTGAGAATTGACAAGAACCGTATCGTGAACCCAACAACCAATTGCCAGAGACAGAATCAAATCGTCATGATATTGTTTTGTCATAGGTTCCGGACGGCTATTCTTCCAGACAAATGTTTTCATCTCGTTGATAAGCCTCAAAGAAAACGTTTTGAGAACTCCCATTCTCACATACTCTTCAAGTTTTGCGATAAGCAGAATTCTGTTCTTTGGTCCTGTATTGAATCCAGGAACCAAATTATCCAAATCTGCTTCAAGGGCATCAACCTGTTCATGAGAACTTTTTTTCTCATAGTACATATTCTTGTAGCCAAATTCCAAAATCTTGGACGCTGTCATGTATCCCAGGTTATTGTTTTCCGGTATAACTAGAGCATGGTTATAATCTGTTGCCGTGTTCTTGATCATCAGCGCGTACATATCAATGTTCAGTTTCCCTTGATATTCTGCGACACACATGAAATTATCAACATCAATCACATGAAACGCGGAATAATCCGAAGCATCGCCTCTGGCGGTATCCGCGACAAGCATGTATCTTTTGTCTGGTTTCGGAAATTCCCATATCCAAAGATTTTTGTCATATCCGGTTTTTTCAACAGGCTCTAGAATTTTCTTTTCCAGTTTTTCGATATCTGCGGTATCTATGACAGAATCTCCGGACATCAGGAAGGAACATTCCAATTCCTGAGCGATCTGCCTTTTTGACATTGCTTTGGTTTCGTTTTCAAACCATTCGTTGTCCCTATCTGGATGAAGACTCCAATGCAATTGAATCGGTTTAAAGTCGTTTAGATTTGCTTCTGCGTCTGTGTATATCTTATGAAACCAATTTCCTGCGCCTTTTGGGGAAGAAAGAGCAATGCAGGAACCTCCGGTCGAAAGACCCGGATAAATACCTGCCCAAAGTTCTTCCATGCCCTCAATGTGTGCTGCTTCGTCAACAATCAGTAAGGACACCGCTTCCGACCTTCCGGCATCTCCAGAGGTTGTAGAAGCAACAGCAATCGAATCATTTGCCAGTCCAAAACTTCTTTCATTGTCTGTTGTGACAGCGGCAATCTTAAGCCAATCAGGAAGATTCCGATGAATTCTCTTCATCTTCTTTATGAGATTCGATGCTGTCTTTAATTGCGTTGCCACAACCAAAACAAACTTGCCCTTCTGAAAAAGCAAATACCACATCGCATAACCGGCAATAAGCGTGGATATGCCCATCTGACGGGCTTTAAGCACGGCAACAAACCGGTTAGCGCGAAAGTCCTTGAGAACTTCCTTCTGAAATGGATATAATCGGAAAGGGATGATTCCCTTCATTGGATGGCTTATCTTTGCATAATTTTCGACGAAATAGAGGGGATCTTTGCTACACTGTACAATTTCTTTGAGGATTTCTTGTTTTGTTAATCGAATTGACATAACTCTTCATTTTACTTATAGAATTCTTGTATGCTCTTTGTCTCCGGATATTTTCCTTTTCTGCCCAAAGAAAGGAACCTTTTGACGGTATCATCCAGTTTCTTCGCGGAAGGTTCTCTCATATTTTCTGAATCTTTGAGATTGCCTACTTCGAAGTTCTGAATTCCTCGTACAATAACCCTTCTTCCAGAAACAGGTTCAACGAAGACACTTACTTTGGATGGATTGGTTAGATTGAGTTCCCCGTTAGCAAATCTCTTGTATTCCTTCTTGAGAAAGGTTACAATATCTTTCATGATCTTTGAGACTTCGGTATGCACATCTTTTTTGTGAATTGTCTCTAGGGTTTCTTCGCAATGATATTTGACAATCAGAGTCTTTCCGGATAACTTGACATTGAATCCGTCCATAACCCGAGGATCTTTGATGTCTTCTCCCTGTTCTCTGGCTAATCCGATCTTGTTTGGTTCTCCTTTTTCATCTGTTGAACCATCATGCTTATTTGCAATTGCCTGAGAGATTCCGGTTAAAACTTCTAATACTGTTGCTGCCATTTTTTATTTCCCTTCAACTGGTCGCCAACCAGACATCCATCTTTCTTCTCTGCCATCAATATACTTCACAAAACAACCATAGCAACAACCAAATCTGGTCATGTAAATATCGTCCTGCGAACTAAAAGAATAGCATTGACAGAAAGGGCACAATCTCTCCTGGCTATTTTTAATTAGTGTCTCTTTTTCTATTTCCTGCCCTAACCGCACAATCTTTGAAATGTTTTTCCTTTTCTTAGCCAGAACCTTAAGTTGCTCGCGATAGGCTTTTTCCTTTTCTTCATCCCATAAAGAACGAGGATTGACAACCGCATCAGCCCCATATTTCTCAGATATCGCCTTTTCCAAGGCAGCAACATCATTCCAATCAGTTTGCTTTTCCATTTATCACCGTGACTCTTTGACGACAAAGAACAGCACAATTGTAACCACAATTCCCGCAGCAGCACCACCAGCGAACCAATACAAAGAATTGGAACTATTTGATTTCTCTACAATCTTTTTCAGTCTTTGAATTTCTTCATCTTTGATCTGTTCAATCTTCGAGGTTCTTTCAAAGAGGGAATCATAGGAAATTTGCAGGGAATCAAATCTAAGGTCTTTCTCTGCGACCAATTTCCGAATTTCGTATTCATTCTGAAGATTGACCCTTTCAATTGCGATATCAAAATCAACGACCAATTTAATCGTAGAGGCAGGGGTGAACAGATATCCGTCAAAAGGTGCAGGCTGAGACTTCATGACATAGGTAAAGCCTGTTGTCAATCTATTTGAGGAACCCGGCATCTCTTGAGCAACCGCAGAAAGAGGAAGAAACAGAAGAAGAAAAATCAAATACCTAGATACATTTTGTACAAAAATTGATTGCTTATTGAACATAGGAAATTCCAAACCTTTCGGAGATAATCTTGGACAATTCTTGAGGATCGTCATTATAGGTCTTCGTCAACTTCTCGACTTCTTTTTTTTCTTTTTCCGTCAGTTCTGTTGATTTTGCAGCAAATTCCTTCTCAAGATTTGCGATAACCTCTTGATATTTCTTGTTTAGTTTTTCTCTTTCTTCGAGTTCTTTTTGATGAGACTCATTAAGAACTCGAATTTGATCCTCATATGAGGTTTGAGAACTCTTCAGAAGTTTCAGAAGATTGCCGACCTTCCCTCCTGTCACAATCGCAGTTACCACAATCGCTATCAGAATCACAGGAACATACCAATAATTCTTTAACCAGACCCAAATCTTTTGCCAAACCAGTAAGTTAAACATTTTTTCTCTTCTTCCTTTTTTGTTCCTGAAGAACTTCGATACTCGCCATCTCTAACGCTGTATCCAAATCCGAATAACCCAAATCAATGAGTTTAAAGTCTTTTGTCTTCGGATCAATCATGACATTTCCCATGTGACTATCCTTGTATGAAATTCCCTTTTCTGCCAAAACCGACATAGCCTCAAAAAAATCCTTCATGAATTGATACTTGATTGGGTGAGTTGCTTTGAAATAAGAAAGAGAATCAAATCCTTTGACTGTCGTTGACTTAAGCACTTCTTCCGAATACCACCAAGAATATTCCGAATCAAATTGCCGAAAGACAAAATTCAAAAATTCATCAAAATTTGGAAACTGTGCGACAATTTCTGTGTTGAAATCCCACAAATTCAAAACAGAATCGACCTTTTTAACCTCTTCAAAAATTTCAGGGAAAGAAGACAGCGATACCAATTTCTCCATTATCAAAAAATATTTGAACGTTGCAAGATCCTTCAGGGCATCGATATAACCTATTTTGTGAATCTTAACAAAGTTCGGATGATTAAAAGTTTCATAATCCAATCTCTGCCAAGCAGCAAGTTCTCTAGGATCTTTGGTAAATTTAATCACAAACTCGTTCGAATTGTTCTGCGAAACCATATCATAAACAACTCCTTGTGTACCTTCCCCTAATTGTTTCCCAAGTTTAAATCCTATCTTCAAAAGTTTTCTCTCAACATGCGAAAGATAAGAGATAAATGTTTGAACTTTCCCTTTCCGGTCTGTTACTTGTTTTTTCCCCTTAACAGTAGTATTCCCATCAACGATTGCCCTTCCCGCAACCATTGCCTCTCCGTAAACTCTAGCATTCTCGCAAACCTGAGCCTCTTCGAAAATCTCAGATTTTCCATATACTTTCGCATTACCATAAATTCTGGCATGATCATGAATCTGTGTTTCTCCGGAAACTAACGCGCTATCATAAACTTTTGAAAAGCCATAAACTTTTGCAGACTCACTAATCTGAGCATCATCGAAAACACTAGCAGCGTCAAAAATCTGAACGTTGTCAGAGATTAAAACATTTCCACTAACTTTAGCGGCTCCATAAATCTTTGCACGACCAAAAACTTCTGCGTCTTCAAATACTTCCGCTACTTCATTGATTTGCGCAAAATCGGCAATCAAGGCGTGATCATAGATTAAAGCCTTTCCGGTAATCAATGCGCTGCCAATAACCCGAGCAAAATCAAAAACCCGTGTATAATCTAGAACTTTTGCTCTATCAATAACTGATGCTTTTCGGAAAACACACGCATTCTCTCCGACATAAGCAGTTTTATCAACTTTTGCCGTATTCGCAACCCAACCACCTTTTGAACCGTCAGGATTCTTATGACGATGAGCAGGTACCGGACCATAACCGTCGCCAAAATCAAATTTGTCTACTGATTTTGCCATTATCCTCTAGAACTCCCATGCTTCCAAACCGCAGCAATATCGACCAAAGCGGCAGAACCAATGTAAGCCAAACTAATCGCAACCCAGGCATCAGCATCAACACTACCCATAAATAAAGCAACGGTTCCGGTTAACCAAACCGCAAACTTCCGGCTGGAAATCTTTCCTAAAAGAACATCCAATATCCCTTTAGGATCGCTTTTCCAACCTTCATTTTCTGTAGTTTCAACACTGGTGCTAGAAGAAATCTTTATTTCTCTTTCGACATCAGAAGCAATTGATTTGAGAAGCCCTTTTTCTTCGTCCATTGATTTTCCCCATTTCTCTAATAATTAGAGGGAAAACCTAAATCTGCACCCGAGCGTAACTGTTAATCTTTTCAATCGGAACAATCATATCCACATTATCCTTCAGAACTTCAAGGTGAGAAATCAGAAAAACAACCCTAAACGTATTCTTCAGCAGTTCTAAACCTCGAATAAAGCCATCCATATTCTCTTCGTCCAAGTCTGTCGCAGGCTCATCCAGAATAAAGATATCCGGTTTCGGCAAAGAAGACACCTTGATCAATGCCAGTCGAATCGCAAAAGCAGCGAGTGTCTTTTCCGCACCAGAACCCATCTCAATAAGTCTTGGATCGAAAGAAGGATGCTTAATGTAAATCTCCAGGCGATCATCATCATCAACAAAGAAAATTTCGAAATCAACGACATTCATCAATATCTTTGCTATCTCAGAATTGATCAATGGAAGTTTTCTTTTGATGATTTCGTAAGAAATTCCATTTGTGTGCATACAACGCATGAACATTTCATAGTAGAAATATTGTTTACGGAGTCTTCTTGTCTCTTCTTCTTCTGCCACAATCGAATTCAATTCCTGTTCCAAAGAACCAATTCGACCAACACACACCCTAAAGGAATTGTCAATGTTCTGATATATCTTTTCTTCTTCAACATATTCTTTCTGAACGTTTGATAACTCAGAATTCAAAGACTTAATCAAGTGCTGTTCTTCTTTCCTCTTCTCGAAAAGATCCAGCAATCTCCTATTCTCTTTGATTTCATTTTGAAGTTTGGTCTTCTTTGTCTGAAGAACATTAACCTCCGAGAGAAAATCTACAATCTGAGATTGAGTTTGATTCTTCCTGGAAAGAAGTTCTTCGTATTTACCCAAAATTCTTTCTGTCTCTTCAAGATTCAGACCGGCAATTCTCCGAAGAAGTTCTTCTTTCTTGTCGGTTTCTTCCTGAATTCTCTTGCCAATCTCAGGCATTTGCTGCTTTGCTATATGCGCATCCTTAATAAATTTGCAACTGGAAAACAGAGTCCCGCAAGGAACCTCTTTCAACAGATTTGATTTTGTTCTCTTGTTTTCCTCGTCCAACTCCAAAATCTTGATATTCTTTTCGATAGATTTGATTTCTTTCAAAATTTCATTGGACTGATTCTGAATATCCTTGTGCCGCTCCAATTTAAATTCTGCTAGAAACTGCTCGATCTTTGAGAATAAGGTCTTCTTCTTTTGAAGTTCTTTATTTTTTTCTGCCAGGGATTCGCGAACAATGGACAGTTCCCTGGCAAAATTTTCTTTATTCCGAAGCATTAATTCTTCGTCAATCAGGTCGATATTCTTGAAAGAAGAAAGCCTTGTTCGAATCTCGGTTGCCTGTTCTCGCAAGGAATCAACAGCGTTCTTCTGTTCCGTTCTTTTGTTCTCCAGTCGTTCGGATTCTTCTTCCTTTTCCTCTTTCAAAAGTCGAATTCTATCAATTTCTTCCGAATAATTTTTGTTCTCTACCCTTCGAAGATTTGATCTTAGAATTCCTGCTTCTTCTTTTGCCAGCAAGAATTTCTGTTCGAACAAGCCAAGATCCAGGAATTTCGCAAGAATTTCTTTGCGTTTGGTTGAACCCTCTTCGATATAAGACAATGCTCCATGTTGAGAAGAAAAAGAAGTCAGAAGAAAGTCTTCCAGAGTGCCAAACAACCTCCGAATATTCTTATCTGTCTCTTTCCGATCTTCCCCATTTAGGTCGGTAATGACACCGGAATCTGAAATCCTTTGGAAATTAACAGAGGTTTTCGCTTCTGTTGATTCGACCCCTTTCAACACCTTCTTATATTTCTCAGAGTTTCTTTCGATTTTGTAAATGGAACTGCCAATACGAATGGAGATTTGCCCGCTGGCATTCTCCTTGTTTTGGTTAATGATGTTCAGAACTTTCTTGTTGTTCTTGGAAGAGGAATTATAGATTGTGTACACAAAACTTTCAATCAATGAAGATTTTCCTGTCTTGTTCGCCCCCAAAATTCCAACAATTCCAGACAGATTTGAGAAATCAATTCGATTATCTCCCCCGTAGTTGTACAGATTGTTCCAAATATGTTCTTCAAGACTCCAGGAAATTCCTCGTTCAATCTCTTCGTCTAGGTTCAATTGATGGTTAAACTTCCGATTAAGTTCAAAAATCTCAAGGAAATCTTCTTCCTTTAGTTCATATTCTTTCAGATGTTCCCGAATATGCTTTTCTTGAATGGAAGTATCTCTGAGGTTTTCTTCTTCAACGTCCTGTCCCAAGTAGTTGATGATTTGTTTTTTTCCTTTGTTCAGGAAGACAACAGATTCAGGCTTGAACTTGAACCGAATTAACTCAATTACCTGATGAAAAAGGTCAAGAGGAATATCTTTCTGCGAAACAATTCGAATCCGCGAACCTTCAGAAATTTGAAGATTCTTCGGAAGTCTGCCAGAAGGAGTCAATTCCACGGTGACAAAAGGATAAAGAGCAGGAATTTCTACATGCTTAACCGAAAATTTATCCTTCCCTTGAATATCCCAAATCAAAACTCCCTTGTCGTTTGTTTCCGAAAAGTTCTGTTGAATCGCAGAACCGGCATAAATAAACCGACCGCTCTTATCAACACTTTGAAATGTTTTGTGAATATCCCCGAGAAAACCAAAATCGCAACCCTCAAAAATTGATAAAGGTTCCCCGCCTTTCAGGCTGAAACCGGAATCGGTTTCGATACTCTCAATTCCACCATGAAACAACGCGATATTGACCTTTGAAGAATCAGAGGGGGATACCCATCGCTCAGGGTCTAGAATCGACTTAACATTAAATATGCAAGCCTCAGAGGGTGTTTTGTATTCTCCGGAGAACTTCAGGTAGTGAATGTTCGGATGGTTCAATGCTTCGACGACCGGAGAGACAGAATCCAACCTGGAACTGTTATTCAGATTCAGATCGTGATTTCCGGCAATCAAATAAAACGGTTTACGATCTGCTACCTCTTTCAAAAATTCAGAAGCAAGTTGAACCGACTCACTGCTTAGTTGCAGTTTATTATGATACAGATCCCCGGTAAAAACAACAGCATCAACAGAGTCAACCAACTCCAAAAGTTTTGCTTTAAAGTGTCGATAACCTTCGTGATACTTCAACAGTCTAATGTGCAAATCAGAAAAATGTAAAAATTTCAAGTAATTCCCTCAAGCATTCTCATCAATATCGAATCCGAATTCATGGTTCTTGCATTCTGTCTTCTTATAGTATAGCCTTCTGCGCCCAATTCATTAACATCTTTATGGGGGGCAATCTCAACTTTTCTTACATCAACCCCCAACTCCATCAAATTTTTGATAATTCTGTTCTCTTTTCTTTCCGCGTCCAGATCCAAACAAACATAAACTGGAAGTTTGGTTTCTGTCAATTTCCCCATCAACTTCGAATCAGTTGATAAGGAAGAACCCAACAAAGGAACAGCATTCTTCGCAGAAATAGCGTCCAGAACACCCTCCACGATTGAAACCGGCTTCTCCCAATCAACATACATTTCGTTGAAGATTATATCTTTGGAGACTTCTGAATTGATATATTTTTCTTTGTCCCTTCGATATGTTCGCGACACAAAGAAATTACAACGACCGTCAAGATCAAAAGAAGGAAAGATGATTCTTCCTGCATATTTTCCGACCGAACAATAACCAATCTTCCACTTCAGAATATCTCTCAGGAAAACTCCCCGACCTTTAAGGAATAATCTAGGTTCAATCGAAGATATTGGAAGTTGCTTGTTCCCCAGGAAGATAAACTCCTTGGGCAACTCAACCTCCTTTACTATCTCTTCGGTTTCTTCTTCAATAGCAAAAAGTTCGGAAAAATCAACATGACCAGTTAATACCTTCCATTCTTCGTATTGAGATTTGCTAGCAAAACGCTTGACCAATTTGGAAACGCTGTGTCCGGAATAACCGCAAACCCAACACTGAAATTTGTCCAGATTGATATTGACGGAAAGTTTTTTCTTATGATGCCCGCAACGTGGACAGAAGAACAGATACTCATCGGAGAAAGGTTTGTAATAACCTAGAGCCTCTTGCAGTATTTTTAGTTTTTCGATCAACATGCAATGAAGATAGCATCACCCAAAGAAACTGGAAATCAACTTGTCGCAAACCCATAGAGAAGCAAAACAATTGCGTCTGCTTCGTCCGAGACTCCAGAAATCAGATTGCCTTCTTTGGTGTATAGTTCCTTTTGATTTTTGCGGAAGGGATACAAATTGTAAACCCATTCTGAAATGTATACCTTGGTAGCCTTCCCTTTTGTTCCTTTGGGGACTTTAATTCCCGCTGAATTCCTGGCAGCATTGGGATAAACATGCTCCGGTTCTACTCCGAACAATTCGAAGCACATAAGAGAAATCATGCCATTGAAGAATTGAAGAAGCGAAATTGTGTGAGCCGTTGATTGATCACCGAACATCATTGCGGGAGATTCAATGACTATGCGAGATATTGGAAATTTTGTAATGTCTTTTTGCAGAAAAGTCTTGAAAGATCGTCCCCGAACATATAAAGTTGGTGCGGGTTTCTTCTTGGTTTTCTTTGGGAATTTGATAGCGCCAGTACAGATAATTTCTTTTGTCTCTGCGTTACCAACAGCATATCCAATTACTGCCGTGCTTATATCCAATGTCAAAATCACAAATCACATATCAAGCGAAACTTTAAAAAGGAATTCGTCTTGCTTTCTTTTTCGTACCGGACGTGCTAATTTTACGGTTGCCAATGGCAATTTGTTATCATCCAGTAATACTATTTTACTCAGAAATGTCTGTCTGTTAAATTTTTCTTTTGAGACATACTCGGAATTATCCAAAGAGACAAACTCTTTCGAGTATATATCCTTCTCTGTGTTCGCAACAAATAACTTGCTGGACTCTTCGAAACTCTCATATTTCCGCAATGCAGAAAAAGGATTCAACCCATAAGAACCGGACTGTCCATAAGAAATGAACGTGCGGTTTGGAGAAAAATCCAAATCATCGAATGGTGCGCTCAACATAAAGGTTCGAACCGGAATGTCCTGATGTCCTTTGATTTTCAGGAAGTACATATAGGAATCATCATCTGTTTTTTCCCCGAAATGATACCACCGAGGGGTTGTCTCCGGAACATCCAAAAATTCACCGGAAGCGGGAGTTTCCGTCAACGACCAACTTCCAGAGAGAAGAATAATTCCTTGCTTGTATAACACGGTACCAGCAACCTGATTGTCAAAAGATGAAGAATTTTCGACCAAAGAAGAATCGAAAGATTGAATTAATTCTCCGTTTAAATTCGAATCCTTCAGAATCGCTATGCTCTTTGTTCCTGTATGCCCTTCTCCTGCATTTTCAGTTCTCAGAACTCTTAACTCGACTGAACCTCTTTTTATTTGTTTGCCATAGAAAAGAGAAGGAATTTGAACAATTCGGATTGTCTGTTGAGATTTGTCCCCGAAAGAAGAGGAAAAGGCATAATGTTTGCTAAAGATTTCGTTATAGTTAAGAGTATTCTTGAGCGCATAAAGATGAGAGTCCACCATTCCAGGAATTGAAATACTGCTAGTGATTCTCACAACATGATCGTAGTTTCCCGTAATTTTTGTTCCCGGCAGATAACTTGAATAGTCCCCAACTGAGATTGTGCGATAAGATGTCAGGCTCGAATCTCGAATAATGAAAGGTTCAATGTTTCCGGAAACATTATTCAATTCTTCCAGGCGCAAAGAAATGTTCCCGCTCAATTCAGAACCGTAAGAAATTTGGGTTGTTGCTCCGTTGATTGTCGCAAGACTTGCGGAAAGATCAAAACTGGTGCAAAAAATATTCCATTCTGGATAAGCAGTTAGGGAATAAACAAATTTTTCGTTAGGATTCAGGCTATATATCGACATAGTTTCCCCTACTCTTTAATTAGCCAGCAAAGGATTTCTCTTTCTTGATTAGTGGTCAAGTCGGACTTTGAGAATTGCTTCCGTTGATTTGTTCTTAATAATGGGAGTGCTGAGTTTGGCAACGGCGAGAAGGCTACTGTCCGCACCATACAGACCAACACCCGTGATATAAGTTGAAGAAAGATCGTTGGCGTTTTCCTTTACTCGAATTTTACTTCCAGAAAGGTATGTCGGATTCGAAGAGTAATTGAAATCGTTGTGATTGAGGCGACAGAAGTAAATTGTAGAATCCAACTCCAGAGTATTGTTAAATTGAATATTGTACATCCGATGTCTGACCGATTCACAGAATTCTTCAATTGTACTGCCGCTCATATCTTCAAACGTATCCGCACCAGAATTAAACTCATAAGATCCAAAGGTTCCGCTTAGATCAATAATTGCAACTCCTGCCTGATAGAAAAGCAATCCGGCTTGAGTAGCAGACCCGCTAACCGTTAGGATTCCATATTCTCCAGCGGGAGAATTGACACGATAATTGTTAACGTTGTCGATAAGTTTGATGGTTGTCGCAAAAGGATCATCATGATCGCCAGAACCAAATTCAGCAGAAAAACTTCCTCTCTTGATTTCATCTTTCACAAGCACCCGAGAAAAGGGAATTGCTAGAACTTCTTGATACTTCGTTCCACCGGCAGCAAGATCACCGTCTTGATCGAATTCATTGATGGAGCCAGTTCTGTCATGACCCATAAGGACCGATGCTAACTGACTATAGATAACCTGTTTCTTTGTGAATTGATCATCTTCCGCTTCAAGCCAAGCAGAACCAGATTTAATTCCAACGGTCATATCAAACCATTGATTCGCAGAAGCAGCGGTATAATCAGAGTCATAGACAGAAACAAACATCTCGTGAGAATATTCTTTGATGTTTGCGTCTGTTGCTCCCGAAACAACACTTCCCGTTAAAGGCACAGATTCATGAAGCAACGTCCTGGTTGCAACAGAATCATTACCTAAGAATGTCTTGAAAATTCCTGCCATTTTTTATTTCCTCTATGTTAACTTAATGAACCGAACCGGAACAGCAACAGAAATTCCGGTTGTTCCCCCGGTAACACGAATTATTGAATCGATAAACCTGTAAGTTTCCCCATCTCCAAGGGCGCTGGTAGAATCTCCCAATCTGGTTAACAAATAATCACTGGTATTAAGATCAATCGAACTTCGGACCTTAAAACTCAATCTGGTTCCTCTTGGACCGGAAATGGTTGAACCTTCCTGCTTAAACCTATCCGGAACATCCTGAACATAATCAGAATCTACAGAAGACAGGAAGTAACTGGCGATATCATCATCATCCACATAAGAGGGGGTTGCTTGTGTTCCTTCTTTGCTCGAAATAGAACCAAATCGATTATCAATCTCCAGAATGTATTGAGTCTCTTTCAGATCGGAATCCAAGGGAAGCGCATACGAAATTTCAGAAGTATCTAAACCTTGATCGATTTTGACGAAACCAGGACCAGAACTGACAGTTTCTCCAAAGAGTAAACCGGGAGTCACAATATTTTTCAATGCCGTTTCGGTTTCTTCGTTCACCGCGACATAAAAGGTTCCATCTGAATAAGGGGCTGAATCTCCAACCTCTTGCAATTTCAAAACAGGCAAATATAACAGATTCGTTCGGGAGATTGAAATACATTTGCTTTTCATCGATGCAGCATTATCTGTGAACGCTTCAAAGATCGGAGTCAACAGAAGGTTAAGATCGAAAAAAGCAGATCCGGAGGGATTTGTTGAATCATAGAAAGAATAATCAATCTCATCGTCTGCTACCGCGAACTTGACGATCTTAAAGGAACCGTCACCCCTGGCTAATCGATATCTTCCCTCGTCAGTCAAAACTGCATCCAGAATAATATCAGAAGAGTTATCTAGAAAACCCATTTTTTTCTCCCGTTACGTTTTAAATAGTCCTTCTTTTAACTATCATCTTTTACGGTTTGTTCGAATTTGAACCTAAATAAAGTCATGCGATTTGTTAACTTGGACCGAACCAAAACAAAATATTTCTTCCCCAAGGAGGATTGTTCCTTTACTCCCAAGGAAACCGAATTCAGATTTACTTTCTTCGCAGAAGTCAAACCCTCAAGGTCGGATTTCTTCATGTCAATCTTGATCTGTTCTCTTCTTGGTTTAATCTGCAAAAACTTCTTGAAACTTCTGCTATAATTTTCTTCCTTGAGATTTCTTCCTAATTCCAACTTCTCCACACTGACAGATCCATCGGACCCAATCTCAATCTCAAAAACAAAGGTAGGATTCGAAATATTCTCAAAGACATCAACAGAACGAAAGATGTAATAAACCTTTTGGTCTAACGGTTGATCAATCTCAATAAATCCAGTTTCAGCCCCCTTTACAGGGGAAATTTTGGTTAATTCGGACCTTGAAAAGTCGATATACTGAAATGGTTTCTGCTCTAGCCGGAACATTTCAAAATGATCGATTGGACCGCTCAAACCAAAGTTAATCGGAAAATCCAAAGAAATTGAATCTCTCTGACTCTTCAGAACGTTAACGAACTTTTCCAAATCTCCCGGTCTGAATATCTCTGGTATCTCTCGAATCTCTCCAAATCCAGGAGTCAACACAAAGAATCTGCTTTCTGTCGTTGACGATTTCACAATCTCCACGTTCGGATAAATCGGAGGAAGGGCAGAAACAACCAGAGACTTTTCAAAGAAAGGAACCTCTACCAGATTTATTTTTGGCTTTAAAGCAACTGTCACGGTTCCTGTCTTATCTTCAACCTTGGTGTTCAGATATTGATATTCAGAAAAGAGAATCAGATTATAGGAGGAAACTGAATAAAAATATTCTCTTCCGTAAACAACCTGAGTGTCTACAAAATTAACCGCATCGTCCAGGTTCAGAAAGTAGAAATTTCCCAACAGAGAATTCTTTGCCCTTTCCGGAGTTGAGTATTTTCTGACAACATAAGCAAAGACTTCCGTATGATTTGTTTTTCCTGCCAACATTTCGGCATAGGAGTTAAGTAAAGAGGTTTCAATCTTCTTCTTTTTGTGTCCGAACAATACTCTCTGAAGTCTTGAACTGAAGTTGTTTGGATCTTCCAACCAAACATCCAAATCCATAACTTTCAAATTCTCAAATTGATTACTTACCGATTCCCCCAAAGAGATATCCGTTCGGAAGACTGTTCTCTCTGCGATATCTTCTGCAATATCTTTTTGAATCAAGTGGTTGAGCAACGTCAGTGAAATATTTGTCTCTTCCAGAATTCTTCCTAATGGTCCACGAGGGGTCAGAGATATCCGAAACTCGTTATAAATCGGAAACATATGCTTTGTTTCTTGAGAAGGAAGAGTATTTTCTTGAAGGTTGACGTATTTCCGATATTCCTGATTCGATTCCAATTTTAGGGCGCTCTTTGGAATATCTAACAATCCCTGATAATAACTGGTTGGATTGCCTTTGATCTGTTCCGGAGCAATTCGATTTCCAAATAGAAGTCTCTTTTTTGATCCTTCGCTCTTTGGTTCTTCCCCGGAATAGAAATCTCCCCAATCATAAAAACTCAGCAGTCCAGACTCCGAAAATTTTCCCTCTTGAACGATTCGAGTAATCACATTCAAACTTGAATCAAAAAAGTTGTAAACAGAATCAGCAGATATTAAATTTTGATAGAGGGTATCCTGTGTTGCCTCTTGCGGAAAGAAGGCAAAGAAACTCTTATCTTCAATCAAACGATCTTTGACAATAAATTCTGGACTAAACAACCTTGCGAACTTGTCTTTGAATTTGATTCGATCTAGAATCCGGAGAATAACTCCCCCTTCATCCGAAATCAAAGAATCTTCGAAGAAAATCCTCTGAAGATATTGATCCCCAAACTGGAATATCTTCTTGTCGAAACTTATCTTAACCGCTGTCTGTCGCACAGAAAAATCCGCATGTTCAATTTCTCCGGAGGTCTTGTTCAGGGAATAGAAGCCCCCCAAGAAAAATCGAAACATATCAATATTTTGAGGCACGATATCAACATCTATCTCCCCGGCGAGATTTCCGACAAAAGGCACTCCAACTCTTCGAAGATTGTCGATATCGATATCTCTTTCGGTCAACAACCTTCCGTAGTTGTTAAGATCCAATACAAGGCTACTGGCAGAATTTCCCCGCAGAGAATTGCGAATTGCATATTCTTGATCTAATTCCTGGGGATCGGGAGTCTCCCGAAGAATCTGATTCTCGCTGTTATTAACCGGACCTGCTTTTCGGATAATCTCTGATATCATAAGGCGTTTCTTCTCAAATTATAGGTAGCAGGTTGAACATCTTTTATTGTTTTTGTCTCCGAAAATTCCCTAATCTTCTCATTGACGGTCGTTTGTTGAGTGAGTTGTTCCCTGTTTGGAAAACTTCTTTCTCCGATCAAATCATCCACACTTGAACCAGGAATTTCGAAACTTCGAAGTTTGGTCTTGGGATCTTCTTTGTAAAGGAGAAAGTATCCGTCCAGAACGTAGTCCTGCGTTGCAAATTTAATTCTAGAGGCGTTGTCGGAAAGTTTGAATAGTCTGACCAAGCAAATTCCCAACCTCGCTAGAATCGACTGTTTATCAAACAAAATCTTCCAAGAAAAATCATCCGGATCAAAATATTGAAGAGTGATGCACTTTCCTACGGTGTTATCATATAGTGTTTCGAAATTAAAGGTTTTCTGCCAATCGATCCTTGTTTGATCTGGATCAATGGAAGACAAAACAACAGCCTTGACTTGTGGAGGTTTAAACTGCAAATCAGAACCAACCTGATTAAAAATGTTGTTTCTGAAGGCGTTAAAGTAACTTCTGTCTGTTGGTTTGGGAGTAATCGTGCGAGAATCCACAACAGACTTCGAATTAATCTCAACCATCAATCCGTTCTTTACCTCTTCTTCGGTTGAGGTTGATGGAGATTCCTTGAGATAAACCAAAGGCGCTGTATCAAATCCCAATTGATTTCTGTCAAACTCCGGAGTCTCTGAGGTTTTCAGGGATTCAATTCTCGTGCTTCCCTTTTCAACCTCCAGCAAACCCAAGGTGTTGAAATTTTCTTTAATCTTCTCTTGCTCCACCAACTCCAACGCTTCTCTAATGCCTGAGTTAAGCAATCGTTGATGTTGAGAGTCGGAACTAACCAGATCGAATATAACTTCCTTCTCTCTTATTTTCAATTTTGCAGGCGTCAGATTGACAAGATTCTTCGAATTAACCTGTTCCACTCCGGTAAATTCTACTTCTCCCATCGTAATCTGAAATTCTGGATTCTCCTTCGGGAAATATTTCAGAATTTCATCCTTGAGAACATTTTCGAATTCTTTAAGAGATATTCTTCCCTCTTCCAGTTTGTTTTCCTGAAAGTATCCTAGTTTCTTTGCCCGCGAATATTCGAAAGAATCAGCAAAACCATCCAGTGTTTTTTCGTATTCAAACAGATTTGATTTTCTTTTCACGAAAACAGAATCGTTGAGATTGATCCCTGGAATAGATACGTTGAACTTTTCATCCACGAAGGATAAGACTTCGGAAATTTCTCTCAGCACAAAATCTAACGAATCCGAAGTAGATTCCAAAGGATCTACGAAAAGAATTAACTGATTCAGAAATTGATCCAAATCAATATCTAGGTTCAATTTCCTCAGTAATTCCAAATAAGAGTTTAGATATCTGGCTTTCACTAAGAATGCAAGTTCAACCTTCTCGGCATCTGCCTTCTTCTCTTTTGGAAGGTTTTCTTTGAAAGAGCGAAGGAATTCCAGGTGTCTTTTCCAATCAGAAACCGCTTCGAAGTGTTGTGCTAGTGTTTTGTCCTGTTCAACGGACAACCCTAACCGAATCTGATATTCGTATTGACCAAAATTAAAACTCCCAACTTCCATGTCGGATAGAAGGAATAGACGATATCTCGGGGATTTCCAAGGAATCTCTTCCATTTGGAATTTATCGGAAACATACTTCCTCAGAAAAAAGTCTTCCTCTTTTGCGGTACCCATTAATTCCGAAGAGTTATTCTCGAATTTGATTCCCTTTCTCTTCCGGAAGACATCCAAAGAATTAATCTTTGTCTTTCCCGAAACACCCAGGCTATATTGAGAAAAATCATCCAGAGATTGTCTGTCAAGAAGAACAAAGAGGTTGAACTTCCCGTCATTAGTAAAGGTAGAGAAAACCTCAAAAGACACATCTTTTATCGATTCCTGAGCCTTTTCCGAAACCTGGGAAATTGCTTTCAGTATTTTGCTTCGCTCTGTCTTTGTTTTTTCTTTAGGAAATTCAAACCGATAATCCTGAACTTTGCGATTCTGAACCTTTTCTCTTTGCAGAAGCACGGGAACCTTCTCAACCGAGAAAAATTCTGCTTCATTCTCTCCCTGGCGAATCGGACCATTCCAGATATTATCAAAGGAATCCAAATAGATAAAGGTGCTACTGGAAACCAAACCAGATTCAATCAGAAAATCTTCGCTCTTTTTGAAATCAACAATCTCTTTGATATCTTCGGTGGTTAAATCCGAGAAATCCGAATGTCCTGAATTGTTGCCAATCGCACGAAGACTCAAATCTGTTTCAAGGATCAATTCCATAGGATTCTTTTTTATCTCTGCCCGAAATTCTGTTGCGTACTTCCGCATAATGCGATTTCCAGAGGCTTGTTGATCGACCAATTTAAACAGAGGAAACGGAATTCTCTTTTCTTGATTAACCTTATCGACAATCAGATTTGTCTCAATTTGAAGAGAGACTTTCATGATTTCCTCAAAAAAATCAATCTCATCCGATACATCAAAGTCCAGAAGGAAATCGATAGAACAGAATAGGACATCCCTATCGGAATTCAAATTCAATAATTTGGCAGATCCCAATCCGGTTCTAACAGAAATCATTCACATTTCTCCCGCACTTCTTCCGGTTTAACTTTACTGCGATAGATATCGGGTTTCCGAATCATTGGAACTTTCTCTTTGCAGGGAAGAATTCGACTTAGGAAACCAGAATGCAGTTCCTTCTTATAAGTATCACAGAGAATCTTCTTTGCTCTTTCATCAACCTCTCCGTCCGAAAGGAATTCAAAGTAGTAATCGGCAAAGGAAGAATCCCGAGCAATCAGTTTTGCATCTTCAACTTTTTTGAGAATTGCTCTGTCGTCAACGATTAGTTTCCCTTCGACGACATAATTTTCCTCTTCCAGAAGTTTTAGAAGGGCTGGAATATCTTCTTCTCCTTGATACTCCCCGACAAAATATTCAAAGTGTTCGGTAACATCTCCTACATTTTTCTCAGAGAAGTCCAAAAGAATGAAGTCGTCTTCAACTATAATTGCAGAGTCGTCAGAGAAAACAACCGCGTTGTCAAGAATTTCTTCAAGATTCTTCTCTTTTCTTGCCTTTTCGAAGGAAATCTCTTTCGAAATAACGACATCCCGAACTCCCAAATCGAAATTCAGCAGCGATTTATTCTCAAAATTAGAGTCCTGGTCTTCCAGCGGTTCAGATTCTTCCAAAGTCATTCCGGATCCTTTGAGAGATTTGATCAACCAAGAAGGAGCATAAAGTTCAGAACTTTTCGTGGAACCAATCAAACCTAGATTATTCAGGGAAAACAGACTATTATACTCAAAATTTTCTTCCTTGAATACATCCTCATAACCTCGATAGGAATCAACAGCGTTCTCTTTTAATCTTGGAGCAGAAAGGATATGATCTTCGAGTTGACTTTGGCTAACCTCTATGCCTGAATATCTCAGGTCATATTGGACATCATCATCAACAAAAGAAAAGAATTTAGGATCAAACTTCCCTTGAGATAATTTTCTTTTACCATGTTTCGAAAGGACAACTTCATAGACTTCTTCCTTTGTGTTTAAAAATGTCATTGCTTAAATCCTAATCTTTGGAATTTTCGTTCTAACATTTGACTTGATTTCTCGTTGAACGCCTGGGGAAAGGTCGGCAAAATTCCGAACAGTTACTCCAGGAATCGGTGTTCTCGGAACAGTGGTCAAAGGAATTGATGTCAGTTCTCTAAGATTCGAACCTTCAGAAATTGTTACTTCTTCTGAAGATTCTTCCTTTTCTCTCAATCCCAAACCAACCTCAATCTTGGCATATTCCACCAATGAACAAAAATCGTAAGGATAATTGTAACTATACTCAGGTTTTCTTTCTCCACCGACCTTGAAATCAAACCTAAACCGATTATCATCCTTGCTGTCGGCGGTCAGATTGTAATAACTCTTCTCGCCCTTCTGTTTAACCTTAAAGACCAACCAGCGAATATCTTCGGGAATCTTCTTTCCATGGAAAAATTCTGAAGCGTTCAAGGGGTGAACAATCTCAGATTCTTCCTTTTCTGCCCTTCTTGCAGGCTTAGGCATCAGACCTTGCCAAATATTTGATAGGTCTTCCTTATCTAGAAGTGTAGAGAATTCCGTGATATACATAACAAAAGGTTGATTCTCTCTAAGATAATCATAAGTTAGGAAATCAAACTCCGGAGGAAAAACATATTTCTCCATCTTCTCAAGAAGGTTGGTTATTGATGTTCCGTAAATCTCTTTTGATTGACCAACTTCTCCCGGTTTAATTATCGGCTCTTTCTTCTCTTTGCGAGCCTTCTGTTGCTGTAGTGCGTCCTTATTGATTTTGAAGAAATATCGGTTTCCAAATTTGGTTGTATCTGCCTCTTCCTTCGTTGAAGGTCTATCCAAGAAAGGAATAGCAACAACAGCCTCTTTGATTTCCTTGTTAGGTGCTACTTCTCCCAACCTTCTTACAACAGGCTGGAAACCGCATACAGACAACAGAGAACCGGTTCCTGCTTGTGCCGATGCTTCTGCCGTTGCCCTGTTCTTGAAGGATTCTTCTACTGACAAATAGATTCCTCTTGAAGAGGTAAATTCATTTCCGTAGTTGATCCACATACCGTATGGACCTCTGCCAGATTCTTTCGAAACATCATTAAAATCAAAAACTGGAGTTTCCATTCTCGGATAGATCGCCCAAGAATCAAAACTGGAATTTGAAGGTTCTCTCAGGCTGGTTGGGTTAAATCCGGTTCCATCGAATTGAGTTTCTTTCTGTTTGGTTATTCCGAAGATATTGACAGAAGAAGTCACTGACATCGCAGAACGCAGCGCAGGTTGTGAGATTATATCTGATAACTCAAAAGGTTCCCCTGTATTGTCCCCGAAGGTTCCGGAACTTTCACAGAACAATCTTGCAGCATCCAAAGCCTTAAGATTCAATTCATCATGAACAATCTCCACGTTTAACCCTGCCAGAATCTCGTTCAGAGAATATCTTCGGTTTTCTATCGGAGTAAATGACAGTCTTGCGATTGATTTCCCGTAGAAATATGGGGGAGCATAAGGAGCATAGGCAGGATCGGCAACTGCCGAATCTGTGTCCGCGCAATTAATGGGACGATCCAAAGGATTTGTTCCTCCGGGAACAAAATTAACCGCAGGACCAAAATATCTTCCGTTGTAACTTCCTGAAAAATCAGTTGGACTGAAGACTTGATTTCCTTCTTTCGAATTCAAACACACATCCATATAATAGGTTGTGTTCGCATCCATTGACAAAAACTCACCTTCTTTCTTAGATAGAATCGTCGTCAATCCACTATTTTTCAGGAAGAACTTCGGAAGTTCACCAAAGAAATTTTGAACAGCAAGATCATAGAGGAAAGATTCCTTTTCTCCGTTCCAAACAAAATAAGGATATCTAGTGCTGTCAACCTCTTCAGGATCGGCATAAGTGTACCAAGAAGGAGTCAGAAGATAGATTCTTTCTGCTTCACTTGTGGTATCTGTTGTATGCGGAATGTAGTTATCCAAATTCAGAACTGTCTCAAAAGGAATTCTGAAGTTTGGAGAATTCTGAATCAATCCAACTGTATTTGTGTTGACTGAAACAATCTCCGCATATTCAGGATTAAACTTCAGAACTTCCCGTTCTTCTGTTGGTTCCAGAGCGTTGCGAATTGTGACATCAACAGCACCCAAACCTTCTCCCATCCTCCACCAAGTTGCGCAATTTTGCAAAGGAAGATTGAATCTGGTTTGGGAGATATCTCCCGGTGTTCCTCGATTGTAAAGGGATTGAATATGAGCATCGGTTAATGGAGTATTCCAGATTGAGATTTCGTCCAGAGTTCCGTATTCTAGAAATTCATCTCCGACCGCACTCTTAAAACCGGTCGATTGGATATAAAAGAAGTCGCTTCCAACGGAACCAGTATTTAATTCAGTAATTTCGCCACCAGTAAAACTCTTTGATATTGAATCGTCAGGAATTCTTTCTCCTTCAAAATACAATCTAAGTCGATCTGCTGAAGAGGTTGGTTCACTCAAATCAAAAGAAAAGGCAAAATGGTTCAATTTATCGTCGTCTAAATTCTTCTCTAATTTAAGATCGGAAAAGGGAATTCGAGCAGTATAGGTGTGAAAATTACTAGTTGGATCTTCGTTCTGAAAAACTACAATAAACTTAAGAACATCCGTACCATCAAAAATTTCTCTGCGTATATTTCCTCTATATCCAAAATTTCCAACATCGGCAAAACTAAACCAATCAAACCCAAAGTAATTCAATACATTTTCTAATTCTGTGTTTTGCATGAACTTTGTACCGGCAAACCAAAACGACATTCCGACATCCTGAGACATCGTTAACATAGTTCCGGCTTCGTATGATGCCGTTGCAACAGAATGTGCCCAAGAAAAATCCACCGAAGGAGTCTCAGGGTGCATCTTCAATCCCTTATAGGAAAATGGTTGAACAGTCTCAAGAACATTCGTGCTTCCTATATATGCTGCCCAATCACAGGCAATACCAGACTTTACGGTATTGTAAATGATTCCAGGGGCATAGAAAGGCTGTAGAAGTGCTTGCATTTTCCATTGATCCTGTTGTTCCAAAGAATTCGTCAAGACCGTAGGAGTCTCTGAATAACCAGAGATATTGGGACCATAAGAAGAAGAAAACAGCGTTGCCAACTGAACGGTTCTCTGCATCGGATAGAATCCGTTATGCGGCAGCAACTTCTTCAATGCAGAGCATTTCAGACGAAAAACTTCTTGCTTCAGGTTTGGATTGTCTTCCTGCAATTCCTCAACACCCGAAAGAGAATCAGAATGCCCATGATAATTGAAAAATTGTGCATTCTCTCTGCCACTAAAACCGCTAGAAGTCACAACAGCAGAACCCTCAAGTCTGAATTTATCAGCAAGAGAAGCCCGGAAATCCCCGCCTTTTTCCTCGACATAATAAGGAATCAAATCCGAAATTCTGAACTCCGGAATAATGCCGTATCCCTGCGCAAGAGGCAGTAGATCCTGAACAAATTCAGAATATTCGTCAAACCAAGGTGCCAAACCGGATTCCAAACCCGCCATCCAATCAGGCATTCCATCCTCAGAAGTCTCAGGGAAATTAATCCGATTGAATTCCGAGAAGAGAATTGATGCGGTTGCAGGAAGGAAATAGGTAATGTCATGTCCGGTGAATGCCCGATAACCAAATCCATAGTTATTCAATTCTCCACCAATGCCTCTACCGACAGAATTATCACTTCCAGAGGCATCCAATTGCCAAACACTATTTCGGAAATCTGCTTTTCCAACAGCATTAATTGTTCCTGGGTAGGTTCTTCCCCTGTCTTGTCTTGTTTCGTCCCAAATTTTTCTATGTGTCTGTCGATCAAAACCATTATCTCCGGTTCCAACGACCTCATCATAATTCTTCTTATATCTAACCTTGGAATTTCCAACCAGAGATGCCTTTGGATAGATATTTCTAGCATAATCAATGAAAACAAGATTTTTGTACTCATCGTCCTTCTTATCAACCAAAGAATTTCGAAGATTTGCATAGACCTCTGGTTTTTCTATCTTCTTCATTGCCAGAGCATTGTTGATCAATGCGTTCGAAAAATACGAAATTTCCGAATCATAAGGAAGGGTTACTTCAAGTTCTTTCTCTTTTTGGGGAGAACCCAAGATCATCTTCAGAGATTTGAACCAGGAAACCGGAGATTCATCATAGGAAGAGGTTGTTTGCCCCTTGTGAGAAATATTTCTGTATGTCTTCCCATTCAGAACAAACTCAGTTTCTTTTGGAGGATCCATTAGTTTGATCATGCTTGGTTCCCTCGCAACATTGGCAACGGACAAAGAAGAGATTCTTGTTTGCATCCAAGAGGTAAACGGTTTTGTCTTGTCAATCAGATCCATTTCTGCATCGTTGGCAAGATGAGAATCTAATTCTGCCGAAGAAGAAACAGAAGAACTCACCCAGGCATATTGCCTATCGCTTCGTGGAATTGAATGCTGAACGAACAGGTTATCATAAAACACCCGATTTCGATCCTGAACGTATTTGGGATTCCGATTCGTCTTGTGAAACGACGCGGTTTCTCCAATTGTACTTTCTCCGAATAAATCGCAATGTGCTTGAGATTTCTTGTTCAGATCCTTGCGCGATAGCAGATTCCTGAAATTCATGGAGTTATACGGAGAATATTCAGCAGAAGCCCTATCTGCATATTCCTCTGTCGAAAAATCCAAAGCACCCGGCGAAGAGAATTTATTGACAAAGACATTCTCTCTCTTGGGACGAACAACCTTTGTAAAATTGGTCTTCTGAGGATATACCACAGGTTCAGGCAAAGAAGCATAACTGGAATTTCTCTGAACAAAATCTAGATTATGTTCTTTTCTGCCCGACAAACAAACAGACTCATAGCGGGTTTTATCGCTCTCTTTGGAACCATGAATGGTAAAAGGAATGATTGAATCTTCCAGAGTCTCAATAATTTCTCCTTCAAATTCTCCCATCTCGATTACACCGCTCATATCGGGATCTTTGAATTCAATTGTCGGGAACTTATGAACGATCTTGTTTCTTTCCAGGACGTGAGATTCGATTGTTGTTCCTTTTGCTTCGATCATGTTTGCGCTAGCAGGAACCAACTGTCCTAAAGCGAAAAGGATATTCGAGTCAATCCACTTGTAAAATTCTACATATCTTTCCACCGAAGAAACACTTTCAACCTTCTGGAAGAATAGAGTCTTCAGAACATCCAATTTTTTGTAGGAGTACCGGTACTTATTGATTGGTTCGCCTATCAGATTGTTGAAATCAACAATTCCGGCAAACCATTTCAGCATTTCCTGGCTAATCGAATGCCAGGGAGATTTTTCAAACAAAAAGGTGAAATCCCCGGAAGCAAACTTGGATTTGTTTCCAATCAATGTTTCGGAATGGTCAGATATCTCAACGGTATCAAAGGTTCCTAATTCATCAGGACGATTCAAAGACAGACAGGAATAATATTCTGTTCCAATCACATTGTCTGAATCACTTACCTTAAATCCAATTCCCTTTCCGGAATAATGAGATTCCAGATAACCATCGGAAGAACCACTAGAAATATCAACAACCTCAAACTGTCCGGTTGCATCGCTTCCAGAAACAATCTCAAAATTCCAATGCAGTAATTTCGAATCGCAATTTGGAATTTCCTTCCCATTCAGAAGGGAAAGGATGGGATTAATCCGCGAAGGATGAAGATGCCCAAAATTCTCTGTCTTTGCGATTTCCCTTAAATTTTCATCCGAAAGAGAATCCAACCAGAATCCAACCTCTCCGATTTGAATGTCAGACTTCAGAATAGCAGAACCGGTTAGATTATCTTTTCTTGCTCCGACATAAACCCGAGGACCAATGGTATCGCTAAAAAGAGGAACATAAGAAGAACTAAGTTCCGAAATCGTGATTCTTTCCTCTTCTTGCAGAATGTCAGAATTGTAATGATAAGCAACAAAATCCAAGAAATGCTCGGTATCCACACTGGAAGAAAATACTAAAGAAGAATTGGTAACTCCCTTTGTTCCTTCGTGATTTCTTCCGAGGGTATGCTTCAGGCAGACTAACCACCTGTCTCCGTTATACAAATCTCTTATGTAGTCAGTTTCTTCCCGAATATCATATGCGGGAATTTCCAGAACAAACTTTCCGTCATTCAGATCAATCGGAGAACGAACACAGTAAATCCGGTAATCTGAATAATCTGGATCGGGATTGCTGGTGTCGGAAGACCCGCTAGTTGTTCCCGCCAAGCCAATTATTGAAGAGGTCAGGAAGGGAGAATCAAAGAAAACCGGAGAGGCTTTATCTTCTTTCTTCGGAAAAACGACATTCGAAACCAGGGACCATTCAAGCAAATCTCTTCTTTCTCCGGGAACATTAATCTGAGAAACGCTATAATCGTAACTTGAAGATTCCTGATAGACCGTTGCAGAGAAGTTCAGAGGATGATTGAAGTTGACGTATTTCTTTTTCTTTGCCGTTTCACAATAGACGCTTTCATCCAGAACGATGTTTGCGTCATTCGCATAAACCGATAATTTAACAAGACTTTCATCAATTCCGAAGCATCTCAAAAGATTGCGGAAGGATTCTTCTGTCCCCTTTGTCTTGTTGATTGCAGGTAGATTGTTGTAGATGTTATTATAAATCAGATTCTTTACGATGTCAATTTTTTCGGTAAAGGACTTTTCGTTACTTCTTCCTGCCAGAATCTCAACGATATCGACAGAGGCAAACAAATCAGGAACAATAAATCCTTGAGAAACAAGAGCCTTTGCGATATGGGATTTGCTTCTATACTTTTCATTCTGAGGATAGGTGGGTTGAGTTAGTTTAGGAAGTTCTTTGATTTGATGAAAGAGGGTATCCAAATAACTCGCAACGACCTGAAGGATGTTTGCCATCAATCCACTGGATTCTTCATCTTCTTCGATGATCCAATTTGGTAAATGATTGATTAGCAGATTGTTGTTCTTGTCGTCCCTGAATTGTCCACGGGCAGAAAGTTCAACAAAAAGAGTCTCAACCTCTTCGTGATATGGGAAAAGAATCGGATCTTTTGCTTCGTTAAAATCAAACAGACCACTCTCATCGAAAGCAGAACCGGTTGAACGAGCATCAGAAACGTAATTTTCAATCAGTCCGTTGCTGATTCTGCCGGAATAATCCAGAACAATATTGTCTTTCGGGGAATCCAAAATTCCTTCGTTGAACTTGAAATACACTCCAAGATCGGATATAATGTCTTCTTCTGAGTTTGCGCCGCCATCTACCTGACAGAACCAATTGGTTTGAATCTGTTTGCGAGTCCTTTGGACCTTCCAAAATCTAAATTCATCAATCATTCCAGGCGCTAAACCTGAACCATCGGGAATAACTTCGGAAGAAGAGGAAACAGGACTTGTCCGATATGCGCAGATATTCGCGCTCATCGTAGAAGAATAAGCAACCACGCCTACAGGTTCACAGGTAACTTTCTTCTCTTCGTAAAGTTTTCCATCAACATACAGTTCAATTTCCAAACCTGTCAAGGTATTCTTAACGGAAAATGAAAAATGATGCCATTCTCCTGCCAAAATCAAATCATTTAGGGTTTCGTCACCTAACGCGGAATACTCTACACCTTCCGAATTTCCCTCGGAATCAACATTTTTGTAGGTTAGAAGGAACGGAGACTTCGAACTATAGAATACATTTGCCCTCTGAGGGGCATATTCAATCAAAAATCGAGCATAAGAGGGGTCGTTGATGGTTACTTCATTCCAAACGTCCAGAAGGGCAAAAGAAGAGGATAACAGGGATGGATTTTCGCTGATTTTCTCTGCATCTAGTTTCCACCAAAATTCAACAGTATTTCCCCTGTCTCCATTGACATAAAAATTGTTTAACTGAAACTTCTCGGCATTGTAAATATTGGCTTTGTCCCTGCCGGAAATACCAGAACGATAACCTCCAACAACAGAAACAAAGCAATCTCCCGGATTTCTCCATTCTTCTGTCCAATTGAAAGATTCATATCCGAAATCAACAGAACTGGTCGTCAAATTTCTAGCAGAAAAATCCAGATATCCAGTAGTTTTGGGATAAAGGTTGTCGAAAATATATCGATCCAGATAAGAGGAATCATTAATCCATTTCTGTTTTTCTCCACCAGAACCGTCATAAGGGAAGGTTCGATAAATTCTCTGTATTGAATCTTCATAATATCTCTTGGCGCTGCCGTAAAAGGCAAATTCTTCAGGATCGGAAAAATCGATATCTGGAAAATAGGTTTCTCTCTCTACCGAAACCTCTTCAACCAGAGAACGGTCCACTCCAATCTTAGATCCTTGCTCTGCCAGAGAAGAATTTAGTGCCGGTCTTAGAGATTTGGAATTAAAAAGTTGTTTGATTCCCATAAGATTGTTTTTACCCTATCGCTAGGATAATTATCAATCAACCCGGAAATTGTATGTTTGTGGACAAACTTTAAAATTGTCCATTGTTGAGTAACCTAATTGGATGGCATATTTGAATCCAGGCTCTAGCATATCAACGTTAAGATCAAAATAATTGCCAGAAGGATAGGTTGAAAGTTTTGTATACTCTACGCTTCCTGTTCCGAACGAAACAACCTCATAGTTATCCGCTAACCGATAGATACGGAAATAAAGATTATCCAAAGATTCATAACGATTGTTGAATCTCTGAACCATTGTATAGGAATTGGGAAACCAGTTCTTCTTTCGAACCACAAAAGAAAATCTCGCCTTCTCGTCAGAATCGTAATTTGGTTTGAAGTTTCTCGGTTGAACAATATAATCGTCTTCGAAGTTATCTTCAGAAGAATTCCGAACAACAATAGAACCGGTGAAATAACAGGATTCCAGATTTTCGGAAAACCACTTGTCATAAATCAAGGAAGAAGTTGTGAACAATTCAACAGAAGCCGTATAGACTCCAGAACTTACCTGTCCCCCGGTTATCACAGAAAGATTAAGAGGAACAGAGTCGGTTGGTTCGTCATAAAGATTGACATAAACCGAACTTGGATTTCCAGGAAGGTTGACCAAGTTTCCCCTTATGTAGTTATAGAAGAAGACAACATTCGAGTTGTCCGGATTGTTGGAAGAACTCACATAGAATGAATTTCTTCTGTCCAGAACAGAATCATCCCAACGTGCTTCAATGATTGGTTTCTTGAAAAAGAATTCAGAACCTCTTGCAAAAAACTTCTTAGTGTAATATGATTCTTCCGCCGTTTCAAAAGAAGAAGACAGGCGAATTCCAATTCCGTTGTTTTCTGTTGAACCGGAAATCCAATCTCTAACCAAAGAGGTTATGTCCAGTTCGATATCTTCCTCTCCGGAATCCAAATACTGAGAATAGATATCTCCGATGTAATCTCCACCGGGTTGATCCCAGGCAACTCCGTTGCTGGCAGAAACCCAGGTAACATCGCCAGTGTCCAAATAACTCTCCATATCCAGCCCGATTCCCTCTACCCAAGAAGAAGAAACGGCTTGAGCGAGTAAGGTATACTGCCGGGGAAGAGTCTGCCCGTGAGGGGCATTAAAGACCCGCAAGACATATTGAGAATCTTCCGAAAGAACTCCAGAATTAATATCAGTCGCAATTGAATCAATAGGAAATTTCAGCAAAATTCTGGAAAGTTCAGAGGATTCAAGACCGTCCCGATCATAAATCGAAAAAATTTCCATGGAATCAGAAGCCCCCATGTTTGAACCTGTTGCTCGACTTGACAAATTTTCCTTAAGGGAATTGGTTATTGTACTGTCAGCAGTTGCAATGTATCTTCTTAATGCCATTTTATTTTCCTTATCTGAATCTCTCTAACAATTTCGGGTTGGTATAGGGAGATTCAATAACCAATTTTCTATCACTATAGTCCTTATCCGGAGGAATCCTACCAATATAATCGAAACGTACAGGAACAAAACTCCAATGTTCGTTACTTATGAACATATCCGGCAGGAAATATATCTTTGAAAATGCAAGCCTATCGAATTCCTGAAATGGTGCCTCTGGTTTTGCAAATTTATCTTTTGCTGTTCCGTTTTTCTCTATGTAATTTTCGAGTGCATCCAAAACATTATCATAGAAAAAAATCAATTTCATCTGATGCAAATAATCATCCAAATACTCGTTTTTTGATTTGAATTCCTCTAATAGTTCCTTGAAGGCTATACGATATTTTTCATAAAAAGAATCAAGTCTTCCCTCATAACTCTCAATATCTTGAAATATCTCAAAAAATTTCTCTTTACTTGGGAGTTTGAGTCCAAACCCCTCTCCCAAGGGAGCCTGTAATCTCTTTTTGAATAATTCGGTAACTCTATAAATTCCTTTTGTTTGATTTGTTCCAAAAACATAACCAGTTCGCGAAGTTTGTTTTGCGAAAAAACAACTAAAAATGTCCGTCCCCAAGGAAACGCGAGGATTGCTGGAATCTTCCGCCATCATGGTATTTGGACTTATTCTCGGAACCTGAACAACTTTCAAACCTTCTGAAGTCTGCTCTTTCTGAAAGACCGTATCGTTTTCACGATTAATTGGATTTGATTCTGCAACATAAAAATATTTGTAGAAAGGTTCAACCTGCTCAAAAGAAACAACACTCGCGATATTTTTCTTCTCTACCGATTCTTCCAACAGGAAGGAATTCCATCTTTGCAAGTCAATCATCTTCTTAGATTATTCTCCCCGTGATATCAGAGAAGGGATATTTAATCTCAAAAATGACATTCTGCGGACACTTGACAAATAAGCCATCATCCGAATAATTCTTCTCCGGATCAAAAACCACAGAAGAATAGACCATATCTCCAACTGTCCCCTTCTTCTGTTTGATTTTGATATTCGTTACATCCAACAATCCCTTGATCTTCTTGCAAGAATTATAAACCTCAGTTATGGGGAAATTCTCTCCGACATTCAACTTGAGTAAGAAATCTCGAATCAATTGATTCTGCGCTTCCCGAAGAATATCTGAGGAACCCCTGAACGTATCTCCAATTGCCTCAAAATGAATTCCTAAATTGACGACAAAGGCATCTTCGATTGATATCAGATCATTGAGCATTTTATGTTTGGTTAACCAAGTCTTGACATTTTCTTTAACTGTCGTGTTCGCTGATACTAGATTCCCGTTTGAATCCTCACAAATCAGATAAATCTCTACCTTCTTTTTGTTTTTGCCCGGTTGAACTCCAACCCTCTTGACCCTGCCAAACATCGGGGGCATGTTGTAAATCAATGAAGCGTAATCCAGAGAGGTTACTGCCCTTTTTTGATTTGCAAAGGAACCATAAATTCTCTCTTTAATTTCTTCGATTGAGGATAGCCTAACGTCCCCAACAGCAGGTTCTTCGTTGTCAACCTCTAGGGATTCGCGAATGCTTACCAACTTCGTAGAATCCAGCGATTCAACGTCGTCAAAGACCAATCTACCAGAGACAACAGAATTGATTGAACCAACAGAAGCGTTAACATTCTCTGCGGTGTTATACCGATAATTGACGGTCAATCTAGTATTGGAGGGAACAACTCCAAATTTATCAGTATTCAGAAGTTTGTTTGGATCAAAACTGACATCCGAAATGTAATTCTTCCCGATGGTTTTTAGCAAAACATTGGAAGGATCTACGAATTCCGTATCGACCAGGGTGGAATCAGAACCAAAACCAAATTGAAGGAACGTTTTTCTTCTCTCTCTGTCTGTCTTAAAGCGACGAGAAACCAATTTGGGTTTCAGAATGTTTGGTGCTAAATCTCTGTCGGTCCCTCTATTCAGTACAGGAACATAGACGACGTTCTGACTTAGATGATCTACCTCAAAATATTCTCTTCCTTCCGAATCAAAAACAGATTCAATCTCTGAGATATCCTGCTTCGATAATTCCAAACGCAGAAACTTCTTGTAACTTCCAACGGTAATTGTCTCTGAACTTCGCAGACCTGAGATTATCTGTCCAAATGCCTTAACCGCATAACTTAAAGGATTTCCAGAAGAATCCCTTTGCGCAACAACTACCTGATTGTTTTCGTTTTTAAAATCAACGTCTTCCACCAAAATGAAGTTGGTTCCTGCATCTCCGGAGAATACAGAATTTCGTTGAAGAATTGGAAGATATTTTGTATCGGGTCCGGAACCTTCAGAATTGATAGGAACATTTACGAAAAAAGAAGCCAGAGTGGAAGAAGTTGCGGATTCACTATGCTTGTATCCTCCGGTCTTTCCATGGCGCAAAATATTGACAATCTCAATCGCAGATTCAAGCATCGATTCGTTTGCCTGATAATCCAGATAAAAGGAAAGAATATCGCCTACATAAGCAACCAAATCAACCAAAAGAGCATTAATTCCTGCTTCGTTCAGATCCTTGAAGGTATCAGGATAGTATTTTTTCGCATACTCCACCAAAGCAATCTTGATTGATTCGAAATCTCTGTCTGTGTATTTGATGTTTGGAATCTTACGCAAATCCTAACCCTCTTCTAATTAACTCGCGACAAAATCAGCCGTCTATCGAGTTTCAAACTTCCACTAATAGATAGTGGTTTGACGAAATAAAAAATCTGAATGTTTACAAAGGTACCTTCCATATCTATGTCTTCCTCCGAAGAAAAAAGAACCTCTTTGATTGCCAAGAACGGCATGTATTTGTTAACCTGGGATTCGATTCTTCCTCGAATTAATTCATAAGTGACCCCTATGTTCGGAGAAAAAAGAAAGGTACTCATTCCAACTCCAAATCTAGGGTCCATTACTCTCTCTCCTGGATTAGTCAGCAATAAATTCTTGAGATTTTGCTGGATTAATTCAAGATAATCCGAAATCATGGAGATTCCTCCAGGGTGATTCGAATTCTGAGACAGTGGTAATTTAGGTGCCAAAAACATTATTCAATTTCTTCCTCTGCCAATTCCGCACACTCTTCAGAAATGAAGGGATCTTCTTCTTCCTTTTTGTCGTCCTTGTGTAACCCTAAATAAATCCAACCAAAAGGAGTCAGAGGTATCGCAAAATTCAGTTTGGTCGCAATGAAAGAAAGAGACTTGTTAATTCCCTTTGCTTTCAGTTTTTCCTGAATTTTCATTGACAGATTAATATTCAAATCCGTCAACTTGACGATTGCCTTCAGAATGTGAATCGGGGCTTCTTTGATTATCTTTGCAAAGATTTTTGCAAAACTTCCCGATTCTCCTTTCGCAAATTCCGCCAGTCCTACGTTTCCGCCAAGTGCTTCAATATCTGAATCAGAGTAATTAGGATTTCCAACAGATTTCAAACTATTAAAGGCTCTTTTCAATTGCGTCTTTGTTGCGCTCAGAGAATTATCTGTTCCTTGGTAGATGTCCACCAAATCTGAACAAATCAAAGAGAGATAAGAGTTGAAAACCGAGATTGGAAAGCACTCCAGAAACCACAGATTGAAAACTGGTTGCTTAAACAGTTTGGATCTTAGTTCACGACCCTTGTTATTTCTATCTTTCAAAACATCGCTTACTTTGCTCCATAAATCGAAGACGTTTTCAAATTCAACCTTTTCCTCAATTTCCAAAACAGGAACATTGAGAAATTGAACAATCCCTTTATCCGCCCGAAGTTCATCCACCACGAAAGAACCATTAAGTTTGTTCTCTTTCAAGAGAAGAGGATCTACAGAATTAATCCAACCGGTTCCCTCTTTCGAAAACATATGTTTCCCTGAGGGAATTATCAACAATTTAACAAAGAAAGAAACACGCTTAATGTCCGGATTTGTATACCTATTTTGCGCAAGGAACAAATCGAATTCACTGAAGGAGTAAAGTTTTTTCTCCCTTTCTGCTTCGAATTCAACATAGACCCTCTGTTCGATTACCAAATTTGAATCCGAAGGTTTAACAACCTCTTCATTAATTTTTGCACGATTAGATTGTAAATATCTTGGTTCTCCATCAATAAAATCAATAACATTAACGTGACTGGCAAAATATTCCTCTGCTTGTGTAACTCTCATATCGGATTCTGTTCCATCTGTAAATCCTGCCTTTTGCGCAATCTTGATAAAATCAGACTTGACATCTTGCCATTCTTTTGTAAGCAATGGAACAAATACTCGATATTCATCTTCATCTTTTTCGTTGATGAGAGAGGATTCTAAGAATCCTGACTCAACTAGTCGGTTATGAAGATCTACAAGTTTTTCGTAAATTGCAGCATAATAATCTGCGTCAATTGAATAGTTAACGCGCAAATCCCTAGCAATACTCTTCGCTAAAATCTTCAAGAGTTTGGTATCTTTTTCCTTCAAAGGATTCGTAAAATCGATTGACTCCCAAACAAAAATTGATTTCATGAAGAATTCGACCAGATAAACCCTTAAAAGCGTTGTAACAACGGCATCAATCGATTTTTCTTCAAGATCATTCTGAGAGATTCTTTCTCCCTTTTCGTTGACAATAACAGGGCGTCCAGGACACATTAAATTCTTCAAGGAACCCAAAATAATTTCTTTTGCATTGTCGATTCCCAACAAATCAATCTCTGGTCGTTTTGAGACTTGACAACGTGCCGTTCTTTCATTTTGATTATAGGAGGGTACCAATCTCAATTTGTTGATGTTTTCTCCCTGTATTAACTCCGAATTCCGAATTGAGTTTGACTGATCCTGAAGAATCTTTTTAACGATTTGAAGATAGGCTTCCCGATACAGCGGTTTTATTTCGGAGAAGTCGATATTCTTTCCAAAGGTGGTCTTGTGCAGGTTGATAATGAAGTCCACAAAATAATCTTCAGCGAAGGATGATTCTTTGCCCGCCAGGGTTGCATATTTAATGTTTGAGGGCAGGGTAGAATCATAGACGATATCTATCCCTCCTTGTTCCAAAGACTTCGGGAAAATCAGATTTATACTCTGTTTTTCCTTCCTTTTGAGGTCGTCTAACTCTTCTTGGATGTTAATATCGGCAGTAAACTGTTGAAATTCTTGAAGTTGTTGAGCGGTTTCAGGATCTTCTTCGATATTAATTCCTTTAATTTTCTCGTTGACTCGATCCAACTCAGCAAGAGCATCAGAAATCGGATAATCATATTGAAGCGACCTAACATATTCAAGGTCGGAAAATTCCGCCTTTTCAATTTGTTTCTCAAATTTTTGAAGCGCAGACTTAACCTCTGGAAGAACTTCATTTGTCGTTCCTCTTCCCCCTTCCTGTATTTTTTCCACAAAGAAACTGGAGCGGATTGACTCGATATCTTCATTGAAACTCATATTGGTCGCCTCAAATAATACGTTAACCGTTTTCTCTGCCGCAAATTTCATTGAATCTGTTGGTTCAATTCCTCCAAGTTCAGAATCACAAGGATTGATTCTGTCAAAAATAGAAGAGGGATCTTTCGATAATTTCAGAAGTTCTTCGTAGTGAACCGCCAAGGCTTCCTGAATCAGTTCCTTCTGTCTGCCTAATTGTTCGGGAGTCATGCAAGGATCCCTAAGTTGCAATAATTTTGTTCGGATCTTCTCGAATTCTTCTGCCGATGAGTTATCACAAAGACCATCCAAGGAAACATCAGAATCCCCGGAAAGCAAATCTTCGCAGAAATTGACTCCCAAGGTTCTTCCTATCTCGGAAAAAAGATTCTCTATTTCTTCTCTAAGTTCTAGTTTCTGTAATTCGCTATAATTTCCAGTTCTTATCAGTGTTTCTACCAAATCTAAAACATCGTCAGATGCCTGTTTCTCTAGCAGGGAACAAAGTTCATAAGGACTCAAAACTGCGCTGATATCGGGGAGAACATCCTGCAAATCTTTAAGGATACCAGCGCCAAATCGATTTCCAAGTTCAACCAGGGCTTCTTCGTCAAACGGATTGAAGGGATTATCCGGATCTGGTATTGCTTTTTTGTTTTCACAAATGTTGACTGCTACCTGAAGCATCATCTTGATCATCGCCAAACCTGCAAGAAGCGCGGCTAATTCCAATCCCTTGATCAACCCCTTTTTGAAATTTGCCTGGGGATCAACAGTAAATAATCTCTTGAATCTTGGGAAAGTCGGAGGTTTGGGTGGTTTTGTCACAAAATCGACTATAGTTGCAACGTCTTCAACTACTGCTTCAATCTCTGCTTCTGTCCTGGCTTTGATTTCCTCGATCTTCTTGATATAGAGTCTTTCTTCAAGACAAGCAATCAACTCGTTCAGGGTTGGTTGTATGTCAAATTTGTTGAAAAACTTATCATACATGGCACTCAAAGAATTTAAATTATCTACCATGACGCTTGCATCTTGAACGAATCCAGAATCAACAGATATCAGAGAATTATCATTGAGACTCTGAAGATTCAGAAGGGTACTGTTGGCGATGTCGGAATTTAGATTTTGCAGTTTTTCGTTTGCCGAATAAACTGGCTTCTGAAAATCATTGAGAGATTCTTCCAATTTGTATTTCCCGACAGCCTTATAAAGTTCGGGAGTTTTACTGAGATTACGGATTGAGTCTCCGGATAGATGCTTTGGTTTAATAACCGGAGGGGGATCTGTAAACTTGCTTATGAAATCGATTAATTCCGGCTTTGATTCACTCTCTTCAAATTTGTATTCCTGAATCTTTTCCCGCTGAATCAGATAATTGATAGTTCTCTTGGAGTCTACCCAATTTAATTTCTTGAATCTGGCAAACGTCCTGAAAAGATCAATTGCGTTCTTTTCAGAATCAACATTTTCCGGAGTAAGCGTAACGTAGCAGACCTTATATTTTTCTGTGATTCCAATGGTTATCAGATAATTTTCTTCTGACAGATCGATTCCGTTGTCAACCGCAAGAGTCTTGAGAGAATCCCGGAAGTTTAGAATCTTTCTTGCTTCTTCATCGAAATTCAGAACGTTGATATCTCCAGAGAAGGAAACCAATTCTGACTGATACGATTCCAGTTTCTTTGCTAAATTCTCTAGGTTCTCGGCATAAGTCTCAGAACTTAGTTCAACCTTAAAATTCTCAAGTTGTTTTGCGTTTTCATAGTGAGAGTTGATTAATAAAGGAAAACGTTCATCTTTGTTTGATTCGCGAAGAATTGCTCGCTTCTCGACAGAAACAAAATGTCGAATTCGTGAAAACATAACATCGGGAACAAAGAAATCATAGGTGATTGCTTCTCCTTCCGCATTGATGATATCTTCTATTTCCGTTGAATCTGAATTTCTTCCTTCGTTTTCCAACATCAACTTAATGGACTGCCGGATTCTGTCAGTTTTTTTACTTTCGATATCCTGAGTTGTTGTTCCGTCGCAAATTAGGGAATTAATTCTTCCCCCTTCGTGCCAAACTTCCTGATTCTTTCTCTCTGTCCAATGAATGTTAACCATTAATTTGTCCTATTCACTCTCGAATTGATATAAATGGAACCATGCGGTCTTAAATAGGTCTGTTGTAGCATAGTCAAATTGACCTTGTGACTAATCAAAGAAACCTTTGCGTTTGACAAATGATCCAGCATACATTTGATTCCTGCGGCTTGAACCGTTGGGGAAGTTGTTGTTGGAAGCGCAAAAAACGGACTATGATGAAAATGATTCGTTAAAGCCTCGTTCAGATTAATCTGAGCCATCAGAATAGAATCAACGATTCCGTTCAAATTATCAATATTATCAATGATTTCAACGAGAGCATCTTCGAGATTTTTCCCTTTGACCATGGGTTGCAGGTCTTCATCGTTATTTCCCGCTATCAAATCAATACCGAAGGTCTTGTTGTTTTTTCCACCCTGAGAGTTCTTCTTATCAACTCCGGTGATTATCTTGATTCCTTCTCTCGCAACCAACCTGATTCCGTCTGCTTTGATGGCAACGGCAGAACGAGCGGTAGCGTTTCCTACATTTCCCTCTGCCAGTTTGAAATAATCATCAACATCGCTCTTTTGACTGATAAAGACCCTGGCAGCGTCCAATGTGAAATCCGGATTGGCATACAGTTTTTCTCCGTTTTCGTCAACCTCTTCAATGAATGTGGATAAACCTCCAACAACAATATCAATTGAATCTGCCCCGGTATCGCCTTTTCCACCATAACCGCTATAAGGGTGAGAAGGGCGATCCCTGCCAACAACAATTCTTGTTCTAGAATTTGAATTCCGGAAAACCTTTTCATTTGTCAATTCCAGAAATTCCGGATTCTTCTCGATTAATACAGTTCCTCCAATTCCACTGGCTTGAACTGCCAACTCCTTCGGAGCATCACTTTTTTGTGATTCGAACGCAATCGCTTTCTTGTTTCTTGATGGTTTTGTTGACACTATGCCATATCTCCCAAACGACTAACGCAAGAATCCGAAGGTTTCTCTGCTTCTTCCGAAGGAGTTGAAACCGGAACAATCGTTCTTTCAGAAACAAAGGTTGTTTCTGGTACCATTATTTGAAACTGCTTCCCTTTAAGAATTTCATCCTTGAGGGTCGCCCAAAGTCGTCCGGAAGACTTTGCATCATATTCTCTAGGGGAATAGGGGTCAGGCTTTCCGGATGTCGTTAAATGCCTGTGTGCGAAGACTCCCGCCAAATCAAAATAAGGTTGAAATTCTTCATTTGGAGCGTCCTTTGAGACATTTGAAATTAATTTGTAATCTTCGATATTAAAAGGAATGTCAAACATACTCGTCAAAAACAGAATTAAATCAACGGTATTCCGAATTTGAACGTCTGTCATTTTGGGAGATGGACCCGACATATCGATTCCAATTGAATCCGAGTTGAATTTTCCTGCGTGCCAAGTCATATAAAGAGCAGGATCGATATATTGAACAACCAGACCTTCTTTATCAATCTCAAAATGAGTGCCCAATCTTCTCTGTTTCAGAATATTGTATGTCTCTTGCCAAGTCCCCTTGCTTCCTGCTGAATGGTGAACTATGATTTTTTTGATCTTATCTTTTCTGTTCTGAAAACCGAAATCTCTCATCGCATTTTCTATCTCATTGCGAGTAGGGAAGGGAACCTTTGTTTCGTTTCCGGAAATTCGCAGGACATACTCAGATCGATAATTCTTCTCGTTGAATAATGCGCTCTTGTAAACAAAATCCGCAGAAGACGGGAAATCCTTTATATCTTTGACGCAACCAGAAAAAGGACTCTTGGTTGGACTCGAATAAACAGTACCACCTTCGGCGTGTCCAACATCATTAACTGGACCTAAATAAATCGGATCTGTTTGAGTCTCAATCTGTCCGAAAGTAACCCAAATCAAATCTCCTACTGCCGGTTTCGGAAGATTATTGTTTTGCGCGATAAAGGTTGGGTAAAGTTCAATTATGCTTTGATGAGTTCCTTCCCGAGAGCCGTATTCATTTGGGTCAGGCAGACAGGCGTGCAATTCAGGAATTCTAGCCTTGAGTTGTACAAAACTATTGCCGGTAAACAACGATATCGCCCTGGCAAGAAAACCGGCGTTAATGGGCAAAAAGGTAGAAGAAGGTTCAACCCTCAAAACAACAGCACGAAATTGTGTACCTGAACCCTCGAAGATATTCTTCTCATATCCAGTTCTTGCCATTGAAGATAGAGCATCAACGGGGGAAAGATCCCTTGCTTTATTTTCCCTTTGAAGATCATAAGGTCTTTCCTCAAAAGGATTCAAATCCCCAAAACCATAATATGTTTTTCCCGACATAATTACTTGTTTTTGGAACCAACCTTCTTTTCTTCGGAAAGAGACTTCGTGTTCTCTTCCAGGATCGTATCAATTTCTTCGCTAATATCAGAAGATTCTTCCAATTCTATTTTCCTGGATATGATTGCGGTTATCTTTACCAGTTGTTCGTTTGACCGCTGCATTGTTTCAATATATTTTGCGGCAACAGAATGAACCCATTCCTGAGTTTTATTCGCCGGTAAGACTCCACCCTCTAGTTCTTTCAGAAATTTGTAAGCAATGTGCCGATCCAGATAAATATTCTCTACCGACTTTTCAATAAAATCTGCTAGTTTCTCGGAGTATTTTGTTCCAGAATTGGAATAACTTGAATTTTTTTTAGGCGTATTCCCCATGTGTGATATCCTCTCGTTTCCAAGATAAATATCTCTCACGGAGTTTATTCAATGATTGAATTATCTGTTTAGTTGATAATCCTGTAATTTCACGGATATAAAGGTAAACAGCCTTCTTGTTGAAGATAGAAATTTGATCGCTGGACTCAAAGAGAATTCGAATTGCTTCATAAACCTTCTTTTCTGTCGGTTTCATTGGCAGATCCTCCCAGGAAACTAACATTTCCTCAAAAGCCGCCCACCATTCTTCCTTTTCCCTAATCGCAATATAGGGATTCGGAACAGAAAAATATTCAAACTCTATTGACTTGTGTTTGTACACATCATCAAAATTAACCTCTTTCTGACAACTGCGAGAATTCTTCTTGACCTTATGAATAAACCAATTCTTTGTGATTACACTGAAATAGGCAAATGCGGTATATCCCTTCTCTGGATTGAATTTTTCGATAACGGTCGTCAACCAAATCTTGCATTCCTCTCGAAGAGAATCGATATTCGGAATGCTGGTAAATTTGAAGGTATACACAATTTTGTCAACCATCTCGGAAAAGACCGGCTCTATCATCTTCTTGTAGAGTTCCGACCTTCTCTGATAGGAAGCAGAAGCGTATTCAATTATTGCTTCTTCGTGTTCTTTTGTGAAATAATAGTTCTTCGGGGCATCTTTAGCACGAGGGGAAACTTTTCTTTGAGCATTCGCAGGCAATATATTCGACATGATTAATCATTTTCTTCTTCTTTATCGACAACAGCCGCAGTTACAATATAAGGACTCAGCATTTTTTCTACTGCCTCTAGTGAATCGCGGTGTTCTCTGGTGTGCATCATCAGATTGTTCAAAACCGGATCATCAGAATATAGTTCTTTTTCCAGGACAGAATTCATATGTTCATGAAGAAGGTCGGCGTTCTTAAATGCGATCACAATTGCCGGATTAAGTTCTGAAAAGAATCCGTCCATTTTATCCATCAATTGAGAAAGTTTTTCATTAAGATCGTCAATTGCTTCATCCTTTAATTTTGAATCTGCTTCTTGAACTTTGTTTTTTTCTTCCAGTTGTTGTGTTCTTTCTTCTTCATACGTCAAAAGTCCTTGAAGAATTTTTCCCTTCTTCGCCGTATAGAAATTCAGAAGAACCAAACCCAAACAAAGAAAACTCAAACTAATCGCAAATGTCAAGCCAAAATCTATCATTTTTTTCCAAACTCTTTCTCAATCTGCCCATATTCCTGAGCGATTGATTCATTAATCCTCTTGTGATCTTCTATCGACTTCTTCACAACATTTCCCTTTGAACTGTTCTCTTTAACCATTGACACAAACTCCGGAATTCTCTTTATGATCGATTCAGACTGGCAATGCGGACATCGCTCTGATTTATCTCCGATTTTGAGATTGACTTCGAATTGAATTTGACAGTTGTTGCAAAAATATTGATAGTTTGGCATATTCTGAACTACAGAACGATATCTTCTGCGATTCTTTCTGCTTCTTCTTTCGAAATCTCTGTCTCTTTTTCTTCAGCGACAACCGAAATAACCGGAGGATTCAGAACCATCAATTTTGCATCTTGATCGGAGGTAATCGCAAATTGCAGTTCTGCGAATAGTTCCCGAATGTCAGTCTCTTCCATGATTGCTTTTTGGAAGCACAACAACAGCGAGGCAACTGCTTGATCATCTAGTGAATAAGTTTTAACCATTTTTTGTCTCCTTAGACATTTTTTCGACCATCTCTCCGACAGTCGGATTATTCAGAATTTCATTTAGTGGCTTCTGACTGCACAAGGTTCGATCTACCTTTGAACCAAACTCAATAGGTTCTATAGATAATTGTAGTTCATAACAAGAGTTAAGTAAACATAACAGTTCATATTTCGTCACAGAATCGCTAGCGGTAACATGAAAGGTATCTTCCGAATAAAGGTCTTCCTTTACGATTTGAATCAGATTTTCGGCAAGTTGATTCGTAGTGACTCCGTTCCAGAAATGATTTGTGAACCCCTTTACTTCTTTTCCTTTTTGACTCTTTACCCAGGCAACTAAACTTGAATGATTCGCAATCTCTTCTCCAATGATACTGGTTCGGATTACCATACAATTTCCAGGTTCTCCGACTGATTTGGTTTTTCCGTAAAGGTCTTCCGGATCATGAATTGAAAATTCATCATAACTGCCTGTTTTTCCAGAGAAACAACAATCTGTCGTTATATGGACCAACTTAACTCCATATTCTTTGCAAACGTCAGCAAGTTGATAGGGAAAAACACCATTGATGTAAACAGTCAAAGCGGGATTTTTGAGAGAATGAGGTTTAATCATTCCGATACAATTAATGATATAATCAGGCTGAACCTCTTCAATATATTCGCGAAGGTCTGTCCAGAAAGAGAATTTATCTCCATTATTCAAATCTTCAATTTTAATCTCAAACCAAAGTCTCAAAAATAATTGATCTTCAATTGAGAAACCAGAAGAAGTCTTCCGAATTGTTCCTTCTGTAAAGAAGTCTTCCAATTTCCGCATTTTCTTAAACACTATGTTTCCGAGCATTCCACCCGCACCCAAAATCAAAACTTTCTTCATCGTTGTTCTGCCTTCCAAAAATCACAACCAAAGTAATCCCAATCAAATCGAATATCGTCCCCTTTGCTTTCTTCCAGGGTGGAAGTAGAAAAAAACATCAAAATGGTATCTTCGGTTAATGTCTTAAATCCATTTGCATATCCTGGAGGAATGTACAGAATTGAGGGTTTTTCCGAAGAAAGAACAAACTTCTCTGGATCTTCCAAAACAATGTCAGAGATTATCTGCACAAAATTGGTAGTAGCAGCAGTTGTTGTGATTGTTGGAGAATCTGAATAATCCGGAACATGGGGAGGGTAAATTCCCCACCAACCTCCGGAAAAAGGAGTCGTCAAGAATGGCAATTTGTTTTTTCCCCCTTCCCAATACCACTTACAGTCAGAAGATTTTTGATTTACCGGAGTTTCTACAATCTTCGCGGCAGCAACAATTGCTGCTCCTTTTGCGACATAAACGTATTTACCTTCTTTTCTGTGACCGTGGAAGGCTCGACAAAAACCAGATTCATGATTTTCTACCTGATAAAAACGTTTAACGCCTTCGAAGGCAAAATCGTTGATAAATCTCAAGGTACCTCTGTCGTCTACTGCCAGATTTCCATCGATCTTCTTAACACTTTGTTCCATCATTCTTCCTTCCAAATATTCAAGAACCTGAAGTTTGAATCAAAAGATTCATAACCTCTTTCCGTCCTTTCAGTATATGTCAATTTTTGGATTTTGTTATCTGCCAAACAATTTCGGTAATATTTTTCGAGAAGCAAACAACTTCTTATCAAAGATGTTTTTTTCTCCGGGAATTCCCCAAAGAATCTAATTTCTCCCCATTTTCGAATACAAGATTCAATATGTTCTTCAACAGAAAATACATACAAAAAAATAACCTCGACGTTGTTGATTTTTATATCATTTCGCAAAAAGCAATCGCGGAGTTCATCAACGTTCTGATTATAGGCGTCCATCAAAAAATAGTCTCTTTTGTTTCCTTTTTGAATTTCTTCTATGTGTTCGCGAAACTTATCTTCCTTTATCTTCCTCTCGGAATAATCAAAAATCCTGTCAAATGTAACAAAATATGGAGATTTTTCCTGCTGCTTACAAAAGGTCGTTTTTCCAGCACAGGTTAAACCTGCAACAATCTTCAAACCCTTTTCAATCATGATTTTCAAGTCCATAACCAATTACCAAACGCTTCTTAAAATCATTTCCTTGACGATGACTCTGAATTTTTTGAATTTCCTTAAAATGAAATCGATTCGCAAAGACCGTCAAAAGATCGTATTGATCCTGGTTAATTTCAACAATCAATTTTTGACAAGACGAAAATAATTTTTCCAGTGTTTTTTCTAACGCCTCTTGACCATGCTGAAAAAATACATGATGTAACATATTCAACGCCAAGATAATATCAACGTTCGATATCAATCCCATATCCTTCCCTAAATTACAGTATTCAAATTTGCATTTTGAATTCCTCAGTTCTGCTATTTGACTCGAAACCTTAAGGGCTTTTGGATTGTTGTCATAACCAACTATTGTTTCCGCTCCTTCTTCCTCGATCTTGAAGCAAAAATACCCATTGTAAGAGCCTACCTCACAAACATTCTTGTTTGCGAAATCTATTCCAAATAATTTAATGTTCTCCCAGGTTTTCTCGCTAACAGAATATCCACTAAATATGACTTTTCCTCCATATTCAATTGACTGATATTTCGGATCACCAGAAGTTGAGTTAACCAAGTCTAAGATTTGTTGCTCTGTTGTTTTCATAATTAAAGTTTCCATTCTTTCTGATACAGTCGAATTCCCTCTTCCCAGGTTGTTCCCAAGAAAGATTCCGGAATTTCTCTATACAAATTAATCAATTTCTCTTTTTCTTTCGGATTTAAATCGTCTGAAATATCGAACCATTTTGGATATAACTCTTTGTCGATTTTCTTCACCGTTAAAGTAGATTCATCGAAGAGTCTGTTCAAAATTCTTCCCGTCTTTTTGTTCTTAAGATACATTCGATATCTTTCTTGATATCTCTTTAAGATTTGTTGATCTGTCGAAAATCCCCGATGTATAAGAAAAAAATTACTACGACAAATCTTATTAATTCCGGAAGGAACACTTTGTTTATGCAGTCCAGATTCCAAGGGAAATTTCAAACCTTTAGAATATTTCCAAAGACAACAAACCCCCTTCTCATTTAACCAATTGAATTTATTATCCAAACGATAATATGTATCAGACCTCCAAAGATTCATATGACCAAAACTAATACCAGAACATCCAGTCTTATCTGCCTTCTCACAAATTTCAATTAAACCCTTTCTATCATCAACAAGTCTTCCATCTAAAAGGGTATCTCCATCTAACCAAAAAATCCAATCACAACCTCCCTCAGAACCAATTAAACCCAACAATTCATTCTTACAAACCAATTCCTCGTAAAATCTATTAGTGTCCGAATTAATCACTCTAAACTTTGAGTTTAACTTGTACTTTTCTCTACTTCCATCATTTGAATCTTGATCGAACACATAAACTCTATCACATACAGAATTCATACACCGAATAAAATTATCCAAATTCTTGTTTTCTTCTTCGTTCCTAAGTTGAGCAAACCCAAATATTTTCAAGATTTAATCTCTCTGAGTTTAGAAGCAGCAGCAGTAAATTCATCAGCCATCTTGAGAAATTCTTCGTGAGATAAATCTAACCGAATAAACCTCAAGTGTATATGAATCGATTTGCCATTTAAATCATCGTCCTCAATTCTAAAAGAATCAGGTCCAATTCCACAAACTGACTTAATCTTTCCGTTTGCCAGATATGTTGGCAACGTCTGATTCGGATTAGGAATGGGTTTTCCTAAAGAAACATATTTTTCCCATGCCTGTACAGCCCTCTGACAAAATAAAATCCACTCTTCCTTGTCTAATTGAATCCTCAGATTTCTCCAATGAATATGAAAATCCTCACATATTTCGAAACTGAACATATCAGTCCATTTATCCGAAACCTTACTTACTTGAACCTTTGAAAGAAAGTTTCTGACTCTTCCCATTTTATTTCCTCCGTATAAAAACCTTTAAGGTTTTCTTGTAAAAAATGATACACCCTCAATATCTGTTTCTCATATCCAGGATATCTAAACTTCTTCGGATCTTCTTCAATTTTTTTCATAATCCGATCTTCGGAACAAATTAACTTGTATACTCGAATATTAAGTTCCGGAAAGTTCTGTTTGACATAATTTAAAGAATTTTTTATGTCCTCTCTTGATGTTAGCCACCAAAAACCTTCAAAACTAAACCAACCATCAATTACTAAATTGTCAGTATTTCGAAATTTGATTCTTAGCAATTCAATAAATTTTTGTAAGAAGGCAAAAAACGCTTCCTCAGTAACATATTGATGCAAAAATAATTCACTCTTCCTACGATGAATCATAAAATCTAAATCAATATATTCTCCACGAATTAATTCAGACAATCGCTTCGAAAAAAAGGTTTTTCCAGAAGCGATAGGTCCGACAAAAATATGCAAAGTTTTCATCTCTCTTCCCTTCTTGCATGGAAGACGTAACTCCAAACATCATATTTTGTAGATGCGTGGACCTTAGACTTCCAAATAACACTCGCTCCGCATTGGTTAACCAAATCTTCAACAAATTCAGGAGTTCGAACAACTGCTCCCATTTTTTGCATTACTTCTGAATCTTCTCTGCTAGTAGTTGGATTATCATCAGGCGCATCAATAAACTGAATTGCCAAAAGTCCAGAAGGCTTAAGCGACCTAATCAATTTATATAATTGAATTTTTAAGTGTTTGTTAGACATATGTTGCGCAACGTGCAAGGAATATACCAAATCATAGTTATTTTCCGGAAGATCACTTTCTGACAGAAATCTGTTCTGCGTGACACCCTTAACATTTTCTAGTGCTAATTCAGAAATATCAAGAGCATCAATATTTTTGCACCCAAGTTCGTACATATCTCTGGTACATCTTCCCGTTCCAACCCCGACAACCAAAATATTCCAACTAGAAGAAATCTCCCCAATTCCTAAACATTTACAAGTCGATTCAAAAGAAGAATTTGTTAAGTTCTCTTTTGTTTGCAATTTATGTTTTTCTTCCCAAAAATCTTTAACGGTCACTGTTTTTCCTTTCTCAGCCGAGCCTGCGACATTGTTTGCAATAGGTATCATCATTGTTTTTGAGTCTTTCGCGGAGATCCTGATAAACCTCTCCGTTCCAAATCTCATCCAATGATTGACTCAACACATTTCCCATAATCAATTCACTGTTCCAACAACAGGGAGTTACCGCACCATCCCATCGAACAAAAATCTTTTCGTAAACCCATCTACAACCTGTCAGTAATGTAGGATCTTTAACCGCCTTTGAACCCTTCCTTTTATCAAAAGAAAAAGCAAAACAACCAATTCCTAATTTTTGAGCATGTTGGACTGCTTCATAGTTATTAATTCTATGGTCTTTTATAACCCGTCAGAATTAATTTCACGGACAGCAGGGACTACAGGCTCCTGCCCTGGAGATTCGGATTCCCAAAAGAAACCTTTGAGATTCTTCCTCTCCAAC